AAGGATATAAGTAATAACGAATTAAAACAAGCTGCTAATGCTGCTTATGCTACTGGTTATGCTGCTGCTAGTTATGCTGCTGCTAGTTATGCTGCTGCTAATGCTGCTAATGCTGCTAATGCTGCTAATGCTGCTAGTTATGCTGCTAATGCTGCTGCTGATGCTGCTAATGCTGCTGATGCTAATAAAAGTTATAAAACTGGTATTAAACATTGTTACGATTTGTTAATAAACATGATTACTGAAATGTCTGAACTCGAAAAATTATTACTAAACATAAAGGTGAGTTAAGGAATAAAAAATCGTTTACCGCTTTTAGGCGGAACACATTGATAATGTACCCAGCCGGGAGTATGACTTAGGTCTTCGCACCACAACCCAATATCTTTTAAAACTTCAACGTTAGCGAATGTCCATTTACCAAGTTCACCTGTTTTGTCTAAAATATCGACAGCCTGCCCGGTAAGATGTTTAGATTTAGGAGCATTGCTTTTGCCTTCTGCTATTAATTGAGTTTGTTGTTCTTGAGACCGTAACCCGCTAGTAATCTGCATGGGTTTACCGTACACACTTCGTAACTGATTCATACGATCGTGTAATTCATCTAGGTTAGCGGCTATTTCTGGAGTCGTAGGATACTCATGAGGGTTAAATTCTTTAGGATCAAAGTAATTGATAGGTTGGTTCATCGGAGTATATGACTAATACTTTCTATTATAGCTACTATAACGGCCATTAATCCTATGAATTTCATTATACCATGCACCATTACGACATGATTTTCAATAGGTTGTAATTTTTCTTCTAACAAATCGCTACGTTTAATATGGATTTTAAGTTGTTCGTTATAAACAGCTAAATGAGTTTTGATTTCAGATATGTCTTGTTTTATTTCATCTATCTTCTTGTCTAGCATTTTTAACCTCTACTATTTTTTGTCCCACTTTCCCACCGAATGCTATTACTAACATGCCTATAACTAAGTTGTAGTCTTCGGTTCCTTTCGTTTCTGCTAAATGACAAGAAACAATACAAACCATTAGGCTCATAAACCTCATCAAACTTACACTACCGCTGTCACTAAGTAATTCTCTAAACCATTTCATATACTTAAAACGTTCATGTTTACTACTACAGTTGAACTTCCGCCTGAAGATCTTGTATATACAGCGCGGATATATCTAAAACACATGTTACCAATAACGATAGCAGGACCTACACCTGACGAAATAGTACTAGTAGCGTTTGGAATATCGTTCCAATTCGTAGGTGTAAAATTGTTTAACAACGCTTGTCCTGAACTAGCGGGATTGTCGTTAGAACATTGGATTTTAACAGTTCCGTTAGCCTCAGTATCGCCGAATACTGGGCAGAAACTAGCTGATACTACCTGACCTACGTCGAATGCCGATCCAGTTTGTGATGATGTGTCTACATCGCTTAGAATTTGTATTTGTGCGTTTCTCATAACATCCTTATTTTATATATTTCATTTTTATGTTTAAAGCTGAAGTTCCTGCAACTGCAGGAGAAATACCGTTTCCTGCGATATGAATAGTACCTCCTCCGCTGTTTGCTGCCTGAATAACCACAGTATAAGAAGAACTAGCTGTTACATCTAAAAATCCAGAAAAATGTTTCCATCCTGGATAACTTCCAGAATCATTGTTAGCAGTACTTAACACAGTACTTCCGCCAGTTTCTATTAAACGGTAACTTTCTTGAAAACCTACGTTTCCAAAAACTTGGACATCGAATTCTATTTCTAAAGTTCCAGTTACTGGAGCTGTAAATGTTATTCCTGGCAAACTAGATGCTGGTAAAGTCGGCGTCGTAAATCCAGTATTATAAATAGTAGTAGGCGAAGGTATAGTACCATTTGCAGTAAAATCAGCGAATGTTGCACTTACATTACTCCAGTTGTTTGTTACATCAGCCGGGTAATAACCTAAATAAGTTCCATTAGATGCTGGAGCGCTTCCGCCTCCGCCAGTTTGCCATGTAGGAGGGCTAGCACCATTAGACGTCAAAACTTGTCCTGAAGTTCCGGCACCAACGTTTACGATTTTAGTTCCATCTGTGTATAATGTTCCACCAGCGGTAACAGCTAAACTTCCGTTATTAGTACCGCCGTTAGCTATAGGGAGAGTGCCAGTTACGCCCGAAGTTAATGGCAGACCTGTGGCATTCGTTAAAACAGCAGCCGAAGGAGTTCCTAAAGCGGGAGTAACTAAAGTAGGACTAGTAGCTAACACTACATTACCGGAACCAGTGGTAGAAGCCGCAGTATTAGAAGTAACTAGACCTTTAGCATTTGTCGTTACTGTAGAAATAGCGGTTGTACCAGGAGACGCATTAACGGTAGCGAGTGTCGCAGCTACAGACCCGGGACCTGTGGCTGTCACGTCTCCGGTTAAAGCTGTAATAGCATTATTACCATTTAAATATTTAGCTTGACTAAGGTAAGTAATCGATGGCGTACCTGTGTATGTAGGAGGAAGACCACTAGCATCAGCTTCCACATTTGCATACCCGCTTCCTGGGTTAGTAAATACTAACGAAGCCCCAAAAGCCACATCATGGATGAATCCTGCGAAATAAACAGGATTATAAAATCCATTAATAGTCATAGTGCCGCTAGAATATCCACCATTGAACTGGATATAGCTTGCGCCACTTGATCCTGGATCTTCAAAAGTCGTAGTTCCTAAAAAAGTGGTATCAGCAAAAACAGCATATCCACCATTCGGAGTTTGAAAATCAGAATTTACAAAAACGCTCTGGAAGGCATAAATAGAAGCAACCCCTGCTCCTTGCTGCTTAAAAGTTGGTCCAGAGAAAAATAGACAATTAGTGAAAGTTATACCAATATTAGAATTGTCATTCCTTACCCAACTAAACGCGCCTACAAAAACAATATTCGTAAAAGTGACACTATCGTTTGTAGTTCCTCCTGAAATTGTGAATGAGGGAGTGATTTGGATTTGATAATCACAATAAAGCGACACGTTGGGTTTTGCGGTAATCGCTGTATCTGTATCGTTGTTACCACCGGATAAATATATTACATAAGGCTGATTTATAGAAGGTGTTATGGAGTTATATGCATGCTGAAGTGTTTTCCAAGGACGTACTAATGAACCTGTACCGGTTGAATCATCGCCTACTATAAAATCTACATAAACTTTACTAGGTGCATTCGCTAATGTAGCTTGGGCGTTTCCTGGGCCAGTCGCAGTAACGTCTGTGTTTAATTTACTTATACCTGGGGGTGAACCAAAAGGAGGTAAACTAGCCATATTATGATCCTACATAGCATACGCCATCGCCACTATGAGTAGAAATTACGTATACAAGATTAAGGTTATTTACTGCCATACTTGTTGCCTGACCTGGCTGAAGTTCAAATCCAGTAGAACTCGATACACCGCTTGGGCCTACATAAACGCTGTTTGTATTCGTAGATTTAGCTTGGACTATAACTCCAACCGTTATGGATTGTGATCCAGAAATAGCTACAGCAGTTCCGGTAGAAGTTTGTTGTCCTGAATAAAACGCAGACGGTAAAGCTGTAGAAGGGAAGTTAGCTACGTTTACCGAACCTATATTATTACTTCCAGCAGGTAACGCAGCGTTTATTTGTACGCCATTTGTAGTACCTGGGGTAGTTTGGTCTATACTAACTTGACCGATAATATTAGAACCAGCAGGAAGTGCTGCGTTAACTTGAACACCGTTAGTCGTGCCAGGTGTAGTTTGATCAATCCCGATTTTACCTAACAAATTAGTACCGGCAGGTAAAGCAGTGTTAATAGCGTTTATAGAACCTATAGTATTAGTACCGGCGGGTAAAGCATTAGTGATACTACCAACTGACGTTAGACTAGAATCGCTCGACACCGATACCCGTTGGGTGCCTGTGCCTGCTGTTCCTGTACCTACGTTTACAGTCTGGCTATTAACTTGAGTAAGGTTAACAGATTGGTTAGTAGGTACGGATTGTACCGTTACAGGCAGTGGGTTAGAACCACTTACGCCTTGTAGATTATTGCTGTTATCTATGAATCCTATTTCAGTACTAGAACTAGGTGCAGGTGAATTATTAGTACCTACTGAAGGGTTAGCCGACGCTGAAGGATTAGGATAAATAAAAACTTGACTCATTATGCACCAACCGATCTAGCCATAAGAACGATAGTACAAGTACCTGTGCCGGCTATACTCGAAGTATATTTTAAACGCATAAACGCAAAAGGAAACTGATTAATGTTAACAGAAATAGTGTCGTTAGCTGCTGCCACACTACCGCAGGCTAACAAATTGTCCCAATGAGACTGGTCGTTAGACCCTTGTAATTCGAAATTACCTGTGGAATCTGAAGTAGTTACAACGATTTGGTAACTAAGATTATCAAAAAACTTAACACTAGTAGGTAAAATCGTAAATGATGCACTTAAACTTTGAGAAGGAGGAGGAAGATTAGGCGAGTTTAAAGGCGAAGTTTGCGTAGAAGTGATGTATATTGGTTCTAATACGTATTTACGGCTCATGTTAGTCCTTTGTAGAGGTTAAGGCATGATTGGCCAACTATAATAGTCATTTAGTCCCTTCCGGATCTATCAGCTTCAGCTGATTGAGTAGTTGTCATAAACGATTTATTCATTTTCCCTAATGTTGTCGTACCTCTACGTACTGGAGCTTGCGGCTGAGGTTGTGGTGCGGGTTTAGGCATTGGCTGAGCGGCCATTATGCTTTGAGGCTGCATAGTTACATCCATAGGCTGTCCTAAAAACAAACTAATACTCATACGAGTTTTATAAGGGATTAAGTATTCATCACCATGCCTAGAAATCATTTCATTGGTTATACGATTAACCATTGTTTTATATAATTCTGGATACATACCGTTTAAATCTTGTATGTCAGAAGCCTGAAGCGTACCGGATTTAATGCGTTGGAGGACTCCTAGAGGGTTGTTAGCTATGCCTAATGCTCTTTGATACCTGGCTTCTTGGGCAGGTGACACAGGCATAGGTTTGTCTAAAGGTCCTAACGATTGTTCTTGTGGTTTAACAGTTTTTAAATAATTTACAGCTCTAACCATTGTAGAACTTAAAGCGGTTTGATGATCAGGGAAGTAATGCCCTAGGTCACCTTGTTTAGAAATAAGTATGTTAGGGTTTTCGTCTGATTTTTCGACAATTTTATCAAGTTTTTCATTGTCTTTCATGTTAGACAATTCTTCACTAGTGAAAATTTGAGCACTTGGTTTGAAAATAGCTTTAGTACTTCTAGCTAATGTTTTTTGAGCTTGTAAAGCGGAATGAAGGTAGTCTATACCGGCTTTCATGGCTCCGGCTTCCAAAGGCTTGTCAGACGCTAAAAATTTAAGATATCCGAGCTTAATAGCCTCTGGGGCTTGTCTACTCAACCGGTTGGCTAGTTCACCTACCAAAAACCCTGAAATTGGATTATGACCCATTACGAAGGATACAGCGGCCATGGCGTTAGCTGGCATGTGTTTATATAGTTTAGTCATCCAACCTGCTGTACCTGAAGACTTGGGATTAGGAATAGCTTGCATGAGTCTGTCAGCAGCAAATGTTTTTTCTAACGCTCCTTGCGGCATAATAGACTTAATGTATTCTTCTTTACCGGATAAATTGGTAGCCAAGATTTTATTAAGCTTACTTACGTTTATAGGTTGTTCGTCTTTGGCTGCTAACACGGCTGGGGATATAAGTTTTTTAAGTTCAGCAGCTTTAACAGCTTCTAAAGTCTCAGGAAAGTTTTTTTCTAGAAACGGTATGAAGTCAGCGTTATTACGAATAGAAAACTTACTTAATAGTTTCTCAGGTGTAATATCGTCAGTTAGTTTACGTTTAAGACTTCCGGCTCCGTAAAAATCGCCTATATTCAAATGGTTAGTAAGTTCGTCAGACATTTTAGCGAATTCAGCATATTTTTGATTAATAGCGTTTCGTTCAGCTAAAGTCATACTAGCTCTAGCGCCTTCAGGAAGACCTAAATCGCTAAGTTCAGTAGGCAGACTATAAGCTTTAGATATTTGAGCTTCTTGGAAGTCGTGAATACTTGATTTTATTGCAGTTAATGCGTTTTTAGTATTATAATCAGTACCAGGGCCAATCATGCCTTTTAGCCGATTATTAATCTCGGTTTTAATTTTGTCCATTGCACCAATGGATTCAGCGTCTAATAATCTTTGGCCGTAGTCTTCGTATAGTTTGTAATACGGGGTGTTAACACTATAATCTTTCATTCCTTGTTCGACTAATTGACCGTATTGGTCTAATCTAGCATCGTCTGAAACTTTAATACCGGCAGCTTCGGTGTTCCTGCGTTGTAACGCGTCAGCGATAGGCTCGTATTTCTCGTTGTATTCACGTTTAAACGTATCTAAAAGGTCTCTACCGGCTTCAGCTTCAGACCTTACAGCGATGTCTTCAGGCGATACTTTTAAACTATCCATTACAGATTGACTGATTTTATCGTGTAAATCTTTTATACCATTAAGGATTTCTGGGCGTTGAGCTTCTTTAAGTTCACTCCATATAGCTTGAGCTTTAGGATCACCAGACATCGCTGCACGCATTAACGCATCAGGCTGAACACCTAACGTACTAGCAGCTTCCTCTAATCCTGGGGCCATAACAAGCTTACTACCGCCGTTTAAATGGTTTTTAAGAGTTCCTAAGAATTCTTCTACTGCTGGACCTGCTGTCGCTTTCCATATAGGGCTTACAACGCCTGTGACTAACGCACCTGCGCCAGCTCCGAACAAAGCTGACAACCCTACGTTAGCGATTGCGGATTGTGCTGAACTATCAGGATCGTTTAGAATCATTTTACTGGCTTCGTCGCCTGATTGTAGTACAGCCATTTCAGCAGCTTGTTTGATCGCTTCGGAACCAATTTTAGCGCCTACAGAAGCCGCTTCGCCTGCTCGCATTAATCCTGACGCTGCTGCTGCGGCTTCACCGGCTTTAGCCATAACAGCCGCTTCACCAGTGCCTGTGAATATTCCTCCGCCTAATCCTACAACTTCACCTGCGCCGTGAATAATAGGGTTAACCGATTCACGACCGCGTATAGCTTCTTCAGGGACTTTTAAAACATATTTTTCAGCTGCTGTAGCCAAAGGACCTGCGAAACCTTTAGCAACGCCTTCTAGCGCTGTTATAGCTTGTTGCCCAGGCGTGCCGTAAGCTTGTTCTTGGGTTTGGAACTGATCACTAGGTATAGCACCTTCAGGAAGTGAGTCAGTAGACTGAGATTCCATCGGCTGAAATTCTTCGGCTGGAATACTTCCTTGAGGGATATCCATTATTTTCCTTGTATTGGCACCATGTAGGATTTACCGTTAATAATTTGTGGAACGTATTTACGTCCATCACGGCCTACGACTGGTTCCTGTGATTGTCCTTGTTGTTGAACTGGAAGCCCATAACTTTGTTTTAATGTGTTTAATCCTCGTTGATTAGCGTCTACGGCTTCGTTTAATTTAGGTAATACTCGGATTGAGTTAAAAAACTTAGTAGGTTTACTGTCAATAATTTGATCAATAAACTCTTGCTCGCCTTTTTTAAACACACCGCCATTAATTGCGTCTCTGTATAAGTTTTGTACGTTCATAGCTTTCGCCATACCAATGTTTATTTGAGACGGCGACAAGCTACCAGAATGCTGCGAACTCCAAGATCTTAGGTCTTGTAAAGCTGTGTCTAGGTTTTTATGTGCATTGAATTGAGACATTACATCGTTAGAAATAGGACGTTGAGCTAATCCTATACCAGGTACGAATCGTTCTCTAAGCATTTTACCTTGTTCAGGGTTAACTTGCTCGATATAACTAAGTGTATGGGCCATTACGTTAGGGTCCATGTTGTTCATGCCGGACGACAAATTAGTAATAGCTCTGCGGATGGCGAATTGCTGGAATATAGGAGCATAAGTTTGTTCTAACTGCGATTTAGCTTGTAATGCTGCTGCTTTAGCCATTGGAGTTGTAGCTTTAGCGGCTTCCATACCGAGTTTGTTTTGAAGAATGTCAGCTTGCATGATTCTAGTCATGTCTTGAGCATCACGAAGATTCTGAAACTGGCGTAAATTAAATCCTAAAAGGTTTTCTTTAGCGCCTAGGTTAGCTTTTTGAGATTCTAGATTCATTTCCATTTGATTTTTTAAGAAGTCTACGGCAGCGTTAGGTCTAGAAGTAGGGTTGAATCCTGCTAAAATCATACCTAACCCAGCGGCTATTTTACTGTGTTTATCCCAATATTTATCAGGGTCAATATAACCGTTTTGAATATCGTGAATATGGTTTTGTCGTTCTTGGTTTAAACTTTGTAATTCAGTTTGATATTGAGCAGCCATCATTTGACGGGCTTGAACTTGGTCTGCGTAATCTTTAGCTTGAGCTTGTCCCAACTGAGACTGAGCTTGTTGCTGAGCTTCAATACCACGGAATCCAGACTCGAAGCCAGCTTGTGCCAAGTTCTCAGGATTAGTAGAAGGCATTTCAGCAGGAAGCCCTGAAACAGGCTTTTTAGCATTAGCGTCAGGAACAGGCGCTTGGGCGCTGCCATTAAAAATATCTTTGATGTCTTGGTCTGGGATTCTAGGAGCTAATCCAGCTTCGGCTCTAGCAGCTTCACCTTGCTGGAAGTCTGCTGCGCGTTGAAGTTTGTCAGCTTGGATGTTAGAAGAATTTTTATCAACTAAAGTTTTAGCTTGTTCCCATATATTAGGATTAAAGTTTTTAGGAGGCATACCGGTTTTAGGGTCAAAAAACCCTTCAGGAGCGTTAACCATACCGGCAGACATGGGTTTGTTACCGTTAACTAGTTGATTATACTGATCTCTGATGGCTTGTTCTTGTGGTGAAACTTGCGCGGGTGAGCTTAAGCCTTTATTAAACTCAGACAATCGTTGTTCGTACGCACTACGATCCATTTTTTCTGTATCAGATTGAGCTTGTTCTTGCTGAGCTTGGGCTGCATCTTCTTTAGCTTTTTCGGCTTGCCATCGGAGTGTTTCAGCCTGAGCAGGTGATTGTGACATAGTAGGAGCTTCAGGCGCTGAATCAGTTTGAGACACTTCTTCGTCTGGATCAGCATACATTTTACGAGGTTTGTCGACCTGGATTACTGCGCCATGAGGATTCATACCCATTTGTTTACGTTGTTTAGCTTCTTTCAAGCCTTCAGCTGAAGATTCTGATTTGATTTGGCTTAAATATTTAGGTTCTTTTTCTTCGATTTTACCGCCTTCAGCATAACATTCACCGCCATGGGCCATTCCGCCGCAATACGCACAATATTTAGCGACTTTACCACCTTCGGCCATACCGCCTGTAGTAGTCATACCGTGAGTAATAGCCAAGCCTTGCCCAGGTGTAAACCCGTCTGGAGTTTGAGCCATAGGCTGAGGAGTTTCATAAGCTTTAGCAGCTCTAGACTGAGCAGCAAGATCGGCTTGAGATTGTTGAGATTGCTGAATTTGTTGAGTTTGCTGCTCAATAGATTTAGGAGGCATTTCTTTATTGTTTATATACACTTTACCGTTTTTAACGGTAGCGAACGGATTACTAGCATAAGCTGAGTATTCGGGAGGAAATGCAGTACCGCCGTTAGCCATTTTCTGTACTTCTTCTTGTTTTTGTACTGGAGTTTCGTCTAGTTTTGAGACTTTTGACAAGGCTTCTAACTGTGTTCGGTATTGAGGCGATAAAGCTGTATGAGCTAACGTAAGTTCATGACCATCTTTATGGCGTAAAGTAGTAGACTTATCGTCTGATTTCACATGTTTAAAGCTGCTTAAATCAAGTTTAACTTTAGACATTATTTTTCTTTCGTGGAGGAAGCTTGCCTTCTTTAGCTAAAATAGCAGAAACGAATTTATGAGCTTCCCAATGAGGATGTTTAGATTGCATTACTGAGTTAGGAAGTACTATACCGCCTTCGTCTAGGTTTTTAGGCACTATGTCGTTGCGATAATCGTTTCCTGGGTATTTAGGTTTACCAGGGATTTTCTCGGCAGCGTCTATAGGATTAAGTTTGCCTTTAGCGACTTTTTCTACTTTTTCAGGAGGAAGATACCCTTCACCTTTAGACACTAACGCAGGGACTTTACCGCCTTTAGCAGCCATCATTTCGACAGGTGCAGCCATTGCTTGCGGTTGGGAAGACATAACATCCATAGGTCCGCCAGCCATTGCTTGAGGCTGAGGATTAGATTTAAACAAATCGCCTAAATGTTGGATACCTGATCTAATACCTTGGCCTAATGCTTGACCAAGCTGTTGTCCGCCTTTAGTTAAAGGCGAAGTTTTATCAGATCCAGTAAGGTTTTCGTTTTGTTGCATCCATTGGCCTATTTTAGATTTAGGACCTTGCGATTGGAATTGGATGTTAATAGGTTGAGTTTTTAAAGGTTCAGTTCCGGCGACTTCACCGCCTTCGTCATAATGAGGAACTTTACCGCCTTCAGCAGCTAGCATAAGTCCCATTCCTAGACCGCCCGCTACGTTACCGAGTAATCCCATTTGGCCTTGAGCTACTGCACCTGCTACGCCTGCGTTAGCTTGGTTCATTCCTGAAGCCATACCTACGTTAGCATTGTTTTGAGCAGCTATTGCATTAAGGATGTTTTGTTGTTCGGCTTGAGTCGCACCAGTATAATCTTGAACACCTTGTTGAAGTTGAGCAGCTTGAGTACCGGCTATACCGCCCATTTGTTGTAACGCGCCTAAGCTCTGCTGAGCTTGCATTTGAGCAGCTTGACCTACAGCTTGTTGCTGAGTGTTAGCGCCTTGTTGAGCGGCTTGTCTAGCCATTAAACCTACGTTTTGGGCCGCACCGCGCTGGCCTGCCATTAAAGCAGCTTGATTAGCGACGTTTTGGCCTGTAGCTTGAGACAACATAGCTTGAGCAGGATTAGGACCTTGTCCTGAAGCTATGTTTTGAAGTTGATTGAATACGTTTGATTGGTTTTGGAGAGCGTTTTGACCTTGTAAAGCTTGTACGAAGGTTTGTTGTTGCTGAAGTGCGTTTTGAGCTTGTTTATACTGCTCGTCGGCTTGTGCGACTGTAGCAGGATTAAGTATGTTAGCGCCTCTAGCTTGGAAATTTACGCCGGAGCCACCGCCGCCGGTCAGAGCAGATACAATCGAGCCCATGACACTCCTAAGGCAAAGAAATGCCTCAGGTTAGTCAAAATGTCCATAATCGTCTAGGTTTAAGCCTATTAATGTTTGAGAAATGATTTTAAATCCTATAGATTGTGCTCGTTTGAGTATACCAGAATCAGCAGTAAACGCTAAAATACCTTGTATTTTGAGCCGTTTTGCTTCTAAAACTAATGAATCTACTGTAATTTTGATACCTTCGTGTCTAATTTGGCTGCCAAAATAACCACACGATACCAGCGTATCGATTTGAGCATAAAAAGGCTCTACTTTACGCAGAAAGCCTGCTGCGACCGGTTGTTTGCCGTAATAAGCTATATAACCTATTTTAGGCAGAGTTTTCATTTTAATAGACTCAATATCAGGATATTTCTGAGATTCTAACAAACTAATTAAGTCTTTATAATGTTTAAACTTAAACGGTGTAACTGATATTTCAACCGAAGCTTTGTCCTGCATTTTGAGTTCTATGTCCTCGTTTAACGCCTATAATAACGTTCATTCCTGATAAAGTCAATCCAGCTCCGGCTGCTACGCCTAAGCTAGGATCGTATAATTCATTAATAGTTATTTGAACTGTTTCACATTTTTGTTGTGAAGGATAAAATCTAGACTGAAATGTATTCCCAGGTCCACCCCAAGGTTGACCGCCGCCCCACTGAGCTTCGCCGCCCCAAGGACTAGTATAATTGTTAGGAGCTATTTGTATGTTTTGGATGGCGTTAGGATTATAATCATAAGCTAACTGCACATTAAGCTTAAACGGAGTATAATACACTCCTAACAAATAAGCGAAATAAAATCTTTCGAACCCTTGTAATCCAGCTAAACTTAACCAACTAGTAGTAAAACTCATTAATACTGGGGAAGATCCGTCTAAATATTGTCCTGGGGATTCTTGGTAAACGCCAGCGTATTTGTTTAAATACGTATGCATGCCTTGGTATAACGTAGCTGATATAGCAAACACGTTAGTAAACGTACCCCATTGCTGGTAGAAGTAGTCGTACATTAACGTTATATTGTTGTCTAACACGAACCTTACTTGGTTAGTCCCTGGTATGGTTTGGGCTGATTTGACAATATTGTTGTTATACAACTCGACTGGAGCGCCGATATACATCGTGTTTAAATCTCGTCCTAAAAGCCATATTCCTTTATCAGATTGAAACATCAAGCCATTAGGCATTAATACTATGGATTGTGGGTTTGCGCATCCTACAGCCGAAGTAATGAATATAGGCTCGCTATAAGTGCTATTACTGCCTGTGTTATCAGGTCCGTTACCATTTATATAGTATATAGCGTCTCGTTTAAATATAATAAGCTTATCGTCCATACTAGCTAATGCTGTAGAAGGTCCTGTAGATCCTTGAGCACCGGATGTAGGAGCGATGTAAAGTGTCAATAAATCAGACATTTCTACTGGAGTAGCTTCGATTACTTGTTTTGAATACCATAACAAGTTAGGATCTTCGGCATCTATTAGCCATAACCTATTGTTAAACAACGCTAAATCGTTACACGCTGGAGGAGCTATGTTTTCGATTACACCGCCAGTTGTGTAAATTATTGAATTACCTATGATATCTGAATCTGCAAACGTGTCTGTAAACGTTACCGAGTCTGTAGTAGGATCGTTTAACAATGGTGAATTAATAGAAGTAACTTGGTAATAGATTTGGTTAGCAGCACTCCAGCGATAAACAGTTATTTTAACGTTGGATTTATAAGTAAGTCTCAAAGTTGGAATATTAACGGTATTCGTACTAGACGAACCCGTTGTCGTGATAGTCACAGGAACGCTGGGGGCGCTTCTGAATATATTACCTTGATTGTCAGTCCACTCATAAATGACTTGGTAGAAATACTGCTGAGCGGTTATACTTCCGCCTGAAGTACTAGTAGTTACTTCGATGTTATCCGGCCAAACAAAAAACCCGTTTTCAGTAGGTGATGCACCGTCATAGCTCCAAACGAATCCGCCAGTTATGTTTAAATCGTTACCGATTTCTACTGAAGCTAAGTTAGATTGGTTGTAAGTAAACTTGCTAAGATTAATACCTGTTTGGGCGTATATACCGGCTGAAGTAGTTACACCTTGCGTTTTATTGACAGCTTCGAGCAAGTCTTTAAACAAATAAGAAACCTGAATAGTATTATTACTTACAGTAGTATTGGGAAGACCATAAGTATAATAACTACCCGCATTCGAGTACGCTAGTTTAGCGGCTATTATGTTAGAATCAGCGTTTATAAGGAAGTATGTCGGTTGGTATAAGCTGTAGTAAATACTCAAGAAATAGTTAGTATTATTCATTATAAAGCTTTTACTAGCTAATCCTATACTTCGCATACAAACGCTAGCTGTGCCTACAGTACCGGATTGAGTAATAGTGTTCTTTTTAATATAATGTGTAGGGATAGATGAATCATATGAATAATTGTTACTAAATTCATAAAAAAAACTACAAACCGAATTACTAGCGTTAGCGGTTATGTTTACGACGCCGGAAGCGCTTATAATCGATGTAGGAGCTAATACTTGATGACCTAATGTATCGACGGCAAGTGCATGCCCTGTATTACCGCTAGAATCATAATACACAGCCCATATAATAGGAGATATACCGCTAGAATCAACGCACATGCTCATTACAGTAGCTTTTTGGCTTGAAAATACTGTGGGCGATACTGGTGATTGGCCTTGAACTACTCTAGATTTAGGCAAAACAGCTAGTTTTATACTTTGTCCGCCGGATGTAGTGTTATACGCCACATATAACGTATTGTTAGCCGTTACAGCGTCGAATGACAAGCCTTGAGTAGGAGCGTACCCACTGTCGATATCGGCTGCTGTGGTAGGCATTGTAGGCGATAAACTTGAAACAGCTATGTATTGCAGATGATAATTACCGCTAACATTCACCGTAAACAATATAACGAAATATTCGTTTAATAAAACGATTCTAGGCGATCCTGCTACGCTTCCAGTTGTTACAGGGATTAGCATCGGCGATACGATAAACTGACTAGTTGTGGAATCAAGGATAGCATATTTATAAACGTTATTAGATCCATTGTACTCAGTGTAGCCTACGCATGTTAAACCATTAGACGCTGTTACTGAATCAGCTTGGACTTGATTAAAATTGTTTTTAATCATTGATAATGTGTTTAAAAACACAGGCTGGATGCTTCCACGGTTAACCCATGAGTTAGATCCGGATGAATAAGCGTATATATTCTGACCTATGCCTGTCAGATTACCGCTAAACGTAGTCAAATAACTAGCTGTAGCATCGGGGATGTTAGCTAACGTTTGGTAACCATTACGTTTTTGTAGCATTCCTGCTTTTGTGAAGATACTGTTTTGAAGATTAAGGAACTTACCAATAGGGACTTGGTATGGATCGGTTTTAGTATCCATACCCATGGAAAAATTTATATTAACGGGCTGTTTTTGAAGCGCCATTAAACCTCATAACATAAAAACATAACGGTCATATTAACTTGATTACCGCTAGACCCCATAAACGGATAATCGTTAGCAGGCACAGTAAAATCTAAAGGCGATTCAAATGTATAATCAGGTGAAGTCACGATAGGGATTAGCCCATAATCACCTGGGGCTTGGTTAAACATATAAGTAGGGCTGCTAGGTGCAGACGCTTGTCCGAATCCAGCTAAAGAACTCGATGAATATCCAATAGTTATAGCATTTTGAGACGCACTCGAGTTAGACGCTGAATATATAGCTTTTAACGCGTATATGTATAATGTTTTGCCGGCTGTAACTTGATAAGCTGAAGTTCCGTTAGCTTTAATCATTGCGCTGAAATCAACACCGTTATTAATACCTGCGTACAAGCTAAACATCGTTGCATTGGCAGGTATGTTAAAAGGAACGGATACCCCACCTACTGTTGTCGTTGGCACATTGCCTAAAGTTCCTATTGGTTTAGCCATAATACTCCTTAATATTGCATTCCTTGAATAAAACTACCTGTTCCATTGTCTGTAATAGTAGCTGACGCGCTAGTCCAGAAATCTATGATTTGAACGCCTGCTACGTTTAAGTCTATTGAAATATCTCCTGTAACTCGGATTGTTTGGAACAACCCTAAGTCTGCGCCTGAAGCAAACTCCAAAGTACCGCTGATTACAGTTCCGTAACCTTGACCTTGGATGTTTAATCGTTTGTCGATTACTACGTTTTCAGTATAAGTACCTGATAATACTAAAATATTTGTATCTGCGGATACTGCTGTAATAGCAGCGCCTATAGTACTATAAGTACCGCCTGTGCCTACAGTAACGTTATAACTAACAGGCTGAGTCCCTAAATTACCGCTAGTGTCTACTGTTATCAAAGAAGAAACGCTAGGCGGTGACGGCTCCACGTTCATCGTGCCGCTAGAATCAATAGTAATTATTCCTTTGACAGAAGGCAACGACGGTAAAGTAATACCGAAGTTAGACCCCATGGCGTTAGGAGGTGATAAAGTCAAAGCTTTTGAGTTAGCGGATGAGTTTCTTAATAAAAACGAAGCTCCGTCGATGTTAGCAGCGGTGTTAGTAGCAGACTGGAATATAAACGTTCCGCCGCTATAACTAGCGCTTGCTGTACCTGAAGGAAGGCCTGATATACTGCCGGCTCCTCCAGCTGGACTCCCACCTTGTGTTAAACGGATTTGATTACCGCCTACATCGTTATAATACAAATCAACGCCAGACACGTATACACAACCTAGATCAGACGATCCTGACAATGGAGCTGATTGTGGTACATACCGGCTAGAACGTAATGACAAGGCGTTATTGCTGTTAAAACTTAAATCTAGGTTAATGTTCATCCCTAGCGGAGTTATTTGAACTCCTCGGCCTGGAGTATGATCGTGTGCATCGATTAATGTTAAGCAATTGTTAATATCTATAGCGTATTGAGGGCCTTGTTCGCTGCCCACGTTAGGAATAGGTAAATTCATGTCAGGGGAGTTAGTTGTACCCATTAATACACCCATAATGACGCAGTCACAGCTGCGTCTGAAACAAGCGTTAAAGTTTTATCATTAAAAGGTTGGGACCTGTATACTGAGGCTGAGCCATTGATGTCTGTTATAATCCATCCTTGCTGAGTCCTGCCTAATAAATGATTAACTACCGTAGTACCGTTGATAAGATTAACGTTTTTAAGCTGCAAACCTTGTAGTATTGGGTTTGCAAGTATTGGATCTAATTGAGATTTCCATTGGTTTTGGAGTTGTTCTAATGGAAGTCTAGTAGGTAATGCCATCAGAATCCCCCGATTGCCCCGTTACGACCGCCGAACCAACCATTAGCCCAATTACCATAGTTAACGTCTGAGATTTTATCAGGCATTCCAGCATCTCGGTTGACAGCAGATTCTTCGATACGTTTTTGGAGGGCTGCTAACTGAAGGATTAAGTTAGTTGTATCAGATTCTTCTTTAGTTAAAGCATAATATGCAGCTTTAACAATAACGTATTCGATCCAACCGCTTATGCTGACTACAGTCATGTCTGTATCAGACAAAAGTTGTTTAAGTCTGGGGATATACCAAAGTCTGAGTTTTTGGCCAGCACTTGGCGTTGGTATGAATTCGATTTGTTGAGTACCATCGGATTTTTGGCCCAATAATCTATATTGAAGATTAAAAACACCATATATGGTCGAGGCTGTATTAGGATAAACGAATCTATTACGGTCTGAAAACTGAAATTTGTTTACTGTTACGAAGCCGTTAGCAGCGTTATTAAGCGCTAAATCAACGCCTAACAATTTATAAAACGCAGGCGGAACAAACATAGTTGTGCCATCTACACCATTTGTAAACGTATTAGATCCATTAGGAAGGTCGAACAAGAACGTAGTACCGTCAGACGTGAACTGAATAGGCGTAGTTATAAAATAGTCTTCGTAGAGTGTGACTAATAAGTCATACAACTCAAACATGCTTTGATTAATATAACTGTTCCATTCGGGCAAACTAACGAAATTCGAGTTAACCCGGTCGGCACGTTGCTGAGCCGCTAGTCTTATTTGGGCTAAACTCATTTCACCTGTAGGGACTGGGATAGCGGACTGGGGAATAGTATATATACTCGTACCACTCCCGTTAGCAGCAGCTACCTGATACCAATATTTAACACCTAAAGTTACAGCAGAGTCTACATATTGCGTAGCTAAAGGCGAACCGGATACAGTCGCTATGATCGTATAAGTTACGTTATCTTGACTACGTTGAACAATATAAGATGTAGCCCCTGCTGATTGGTCCCAGGAAACTAAGTTCTGCTGATTAGCAGTTTGTACATATAAATTCTGAGGTGTGCTAGGGGCTCCAGCCATATTCTCCTTAGAAAAATTTAGGCGTCTTTTTTCTTTAAGCGGCACCCAAGGTTTCTAGCCTTGTCCCGCACCTAAAATTTATTCGCCTTGAACTTGAACTGAACTATCGCTTAAATAGAACTGTAAGCTGATTACTGAACCGTCTACAGGGGCAGCAATTGCACCAGTGTTATCGCGACAAGCTAAAATGATTTGAGCACCAAAACCTTGGCTTGAACTTGGGTTAGGAGCTAAACTAAGATTAGCATCGCCTACAGTTTCAATCGACATAATACCTGATCCAGCGGCAGCTGGGGCCATTACGCGTGAAGAAGACGTGTTAGCGCTTCCACCGTTAGACGAAGCAATAAAACTTACGCCTACAGCTGGAGTAACGCCTTTAGGAAGACCAATACTCTGCCATTTAGATAAACTTGCGTCTCCTACAGTAGTGATGATATAAGGATGTCCAACTGTTAAAGCTGAGTTGTCAATTTTTACTGCGCTTCCTGAAGCTGGGGACACAATAGCATTATAACCATTGAAAATACGGTTATAATTGTCCTGAAGCTGAATAACGATAACACCTGATTCAGGGTTAGGGTTAGTGATTGAGATGTTTGGAGTTGCTGGGTTTGAATTACCTGCTCCAGGTGTAGACGAAGTGTGCATAAAAACGTTTTGAACCATTGGACCTTTTAAAGACCTGATTCCTAAACCGTTTCCGTTAGATGAGTCTACTACGAAATTGCAGTCAATCATTACTGGTTTGACATGCATTGCATACATTTTTCCGCCGTTGGCGAAATTGCGATGAGCCATATTACCCTCTTAAGCCCCTATATTGTACTAAACGCATATAGCATTTAGCTCACCGTTCAGCCTAGGGGTTGGCCTAGCGGGTAGGTCTAGAGGGAATCTCAAGGCCTCAGGGTAGTCAAAATGTCCATTAGATGTCTTGTTTTCGTTTCCTAATGAAATCTACGCGTATTATATGGCCTTGTTTGTCTTTTTTAGAGGATTTGATGGCTGTGATCATTTGTTCGTAATGTTTAACTGCGTTATAAATGCTTTCGAAAGGTCCATAGCCTTGAGGAGAGGCGTTGTCTTTCCAGTAATACTGGTCTATACCGCCTTCGGGACGGAAGAATGTGGGGGGAGCTTGGATTGAATATACTTCTAACGAGCCTAGTTTGAATATCAGTTTAGGAATCATATGGTATTATTTTATACTCCCAGTTGTGAAAACTTGATATATATGCTTTTATATATTGTATAGCAGCGTATTCGTTATGACAATATATGTCTGTTTGAATTATATGGCCTTTAGGCGATTGGATCTCCCATTTAAAAGGTGCCGTCTGGACCATATACACTGTTAGCACAAATACCCTTTATAATTGAGCCTAGCTTCTATATCTTTAAGCTCATCTATAAGCGTGTCTACTACGTCTAATCGATTTTCTTTATAAGAAAGTTTGATTATTTCGTTTATTTCTTCGACACGTTCCACTATTTTATGGAAAGCATCCATGCTCATAGTTTCTGGTTTAAGGGTTAAATATTCAAAATTATTCATATTTATTAAAAACTAAGTTCCAATTGTTTAACACACTTACATACCCATAAGTAATCACCAGGTTAGACAAATGCATTTCTAAATCAGGTTGTATCAAACTAGATCCGTTAAAAAAATGATTGATTTGAGGTTTTCCATACCAATGGATTAAATCGAACAATCTGTCACAAATCTGACTGTCATATGGTGATGTTTTAAATGCTCTCATTTTAAATCCTCCAATACTTGTTTGGCGAGCATTCCTATTTCTATAGTAAGATTGCCCGCGTTAATATATCCATAATCCGCAATTTCGTCTATCTTTTTGATATCTATATGTTTTGTATCAGCATAAAACGTTAATGCTTTAACTAAACGCTCTATTTTGTTTTCTAAGTCTTCGATTTCATTAAACAAGTCTCGTTTTGATAATCTGATATCATATTCCATTTATCCTACCTTTATATTTAGTAATAATTTTTCGAGTTCAGACATTTCAGTAATCATGTTTATTAACAAATCGTAACAATGTTTAATACCAGTTTCATAACTTTTATTAGCATAAGCAGCAGCATAAGCAGCAGAATAACCAGCAGCAGCATTAGCAGCATAACTAGCAGCATAAGCAGCATTAGCAGGAGCATAACCAGCAGGAGCATAACCAGCATAACCAGTAGCATAAGCAGCATTAGCAGCTTGTTTTAATTCGTTTTTACTTACAGGTTTGCCGTCTAGCCATTGTTTAACTAAGTCTAAACACTTAACTGACTCAGGCTTAGGGTTAGGGACTAAGGAGTTAGCATAACGCGCACACTCATAAGCGTATTTAACATAAAACTTATGGCTAAATTCGTTATTATATAATATATGTTTGATTTGGTCGTAGTGGTTCATTTTAACTCCAAACCGCATATTTATCGGCGTATTCTTCTATCTTTTTTTGTAGTAGTTTCCTAAGTTTTTCTTTACCAAGCCCAGCTACGGCAGCTACTACAACATCAGAATTAGATGAAAGTTTTACATGTGAGCCGTTAATATAAATTTCTGTTACGGTTAAAGTTGTTAAATCAAAATTTATTTCATCTTCTTCCATATCCCAGCTAGGCGTGTTACGCATGTTATATGATTTAACATTAAATTCTATAGTTCCTGAGATTTCTATTTCATTTAGTTTTAGGTTTTCGAATTCGTAAATCATATGTCCACCTAAAAATACTGTACCATTGATTTAGGTAGATTAGCTAGTTTATTATTTAATGTGTCTATGCTTGGGACACCTAGTAAGTCTCGTTCTACTTCTGATAAAGTTTGTATCAAATTGATTAATTCTTGTACTAGTTCTACATATGCTATCTCTAGGTTCATAACGTATTCTGCGGCGTATTGAGTAAAAGTTTTTATAAGAAACACGTTATCAGTATCAATAACTTCCATTGTACACCTGAGTGCTCCATGGACATGAACTACTGGGTATAAGTTAGGGGTATAAGTAATAATAAAGTTTACAATCGGTGTCTGAGTTTTATTCGTTTCTAAATAAGTTTTAATATAATTTAAGCTTTGTGTAACATTATTATCATTTAGGCCTGATAAATCAATTGCTTTTTTACAACAAATATATCCGTATTCTACATAAAATCTTTTGCTAAAATCATAAGTATGTAATATTTCTTGTATCATAAATATTTATTGATTTTTGAACAATCTTCTTTTACTAGTCGTTTATCGTTGTCTGAACTTATAACTAAACAAGTCGAATACGTTTTACAATCGAATGAATGATTTATATTCAAAGGGAATTCGTATTTAGGAAGTTCACAAACTATTGAATTTCTTGGTATTAATTCTACAATATCAGATGTAAGTATATCAAAATGATATTGAACAACGCATGTTGTTTGATTTATCGCAGTCATAAAGCATAATAAATTAGATAACAATAATGTTATCATTCATCACACCTTTATATTTAGTAATAATTTTTCGAGTTCAGACATTTCAGTAATCATGTTTATTAATATATCGTAACAATGTTTAATACCAGTTTCATAACTTTTATTAGCATCAGCATAAGCATCAGCAGCATCAGCAGCAGCATTAGCAGCAGCAGCATAAGCATTAGCAGCAGCATTAGCAGCATAACTAGCAGCATCAGCAGCATTAGCAGCAGCATAATCAGCAGCAGCATAACCAGCATAAGCAGCAAGTTCTAATTCGTTTTTACTTACAGGTTTGCCGTCTAGCCATTGTTTAACTAAGTCTAAACATTTAACTGCCTGAGACTTAGGGTTAGGAACTAGGGAGTTAGCGTACATAGCACACTCATAAGCGTATTTGACTAAGAACTTATGGCTAAACTCGTTATTATATAAAATATATTTGATTTGGTCATAATGGTTCATTTTCTATTAACTTCTATTTTAATAGAAGTTCCCCAACTAGCAGGCGGGTTTTGTTTGCCAACGATAGCCCATAACACCGGGTATTTAGGTTTTTTAAGTGTTTCATGGTCGTAGTTATCCATATCCCCAAAGTATATCACACCGTCTACATCAGTTTCATTAGAAAAATAATCTAATGCAGGTTGATACGCTGTTCCTCCTCGTCCTTTTATTTTATATTGCTTTTTAGTATCGAATATATAACTGTTTTTAACTTCAGTATCAGCTTCTACAACTGTAACTAATGCATGTTTAGCTATATTAGCTATTTCTGCCATAAATTGAGACAATTCTTCGTCTGAAATACTACCCGACGTATCGACAGCGACTCCTATATGGAGTTCTTCGCGTTTAATCACTCCGGGATGCAATATTCCGTAACGGCGGTTACGTCGTTTTTTCGAAGTATCTATTTGAATATTCAAGGATTTAGCTACGAATCTACGTAAATCTGTTTTCCAGTCTTTGGGCTTGTAATTAAGTCGTTCTACTAATACTTCGTGGTCATTAGTCATTTTACCGGCTTGACGAGTTTTTTCAGCAGCTTTGTTAACAAGTTTTCTGATTTTCTCTTTAAGTTCCTCGTTTGATCCGTCGCTATCGATCCATAATTTGTGTCCGTCGAAATCAATCATTTGTTTGAGTTTATCGTTGTTTTTAAGCTGTTCGGCGTAATACTCCATAGTTTCGCCAGGTTTAAGGCCGAATTTCTCAGGAAGCATGCCGAATTCAGGTATATGTTTAATCCCTGAGTTAATCGCGCAATCAGCCGCTATATTAAGACTTTGAAATTTTAAGTTGTTTATAATAGCATCAGCAACGTCTTTAGACTCGTTGTTATAAACTTCAGGCGCTAAGTCTTTAAACCTGTTTATATGGTTGTTAAGTATGTGTTGACATTCATGTTTAAGAATAGCTATTTGTTCGTCTTGAGTTAAACTTTCGAAAAATTTAGGGTTTATATGTAATTGTACGTTAGACTTAATACACACGCCAGCTGTAGGGATTTTATCAGTTATGATTCTATCCATATGAATAAGAAGCTCAGCATAAAACCGTTCTTCGTTAAACAATCTAACTATGGCGTGTGTAAGTTTATCCATTTGTTAGGCCTTTAGCTGATCTAGTAATAACTAGAAGTTTAGGTTCGTAGTCTGGAGACCTAATAAAGTTTTTAAACAATTTAAGGTCTTCTGCTAACAACTTTTTAAGCAATGGGTAAGCTGTATCTTTAGGTAAAACTTCTATGAATTTCATGAAATTGTCAGATTCTTCTTTAGTCAAATTCTCAGTTTCTTTAGACTTAGCTACCAATAAACTAAACACATTATCACAAGTACCTGACACTAGGCTTGCTTTAATGTCTATAGGATTAGACCATTTTTCTACCAGGTTAAGTCTTTGGCCTAGTAGCACTTCTTCGCCTGTTAAAACTTTTTCTTGGCTTTGTAAATGAAGTTTGTATGCTACAAGTCTTTCAATGCCTATAATACCTTGCATAAGCTGTTCTAACAAGTTCATAGGCGTTTTGACGTTAAACAGTTTGTTTACCCGCTCATACGAACGTCTGTCTACTTTAACGGGTAAAGTAAACGTCGATTTAGCGTCTTCCAAAAGATCAGGTTGTTCTTGGATAAAAGATACTAATGAGGATTCGAATTTATTAGACTGCGCATAAGTAACCCATTCCTGGAATGTTGGCTCAAGCTTAATATGGCAAAACCTAGCCATAAGCGCAGTCTCATTAACGTCAGTTACATAGTATTCTTCTGTAGGCGGATTACCCGCTGCTACTATGTAGCAGTTCTTAGGGAACTTAAGTGTATGAAATGTTTTATCTAAAGCTAAAGAAAACATACCATTTAGAATATCTCGTCTAGCGCGGTTAAATTCGTCTAAAAATATTACTGCGCCTGATTCAGGATTTTCATTACAAAAATCGATCATGTTTTTGATCCATTCAGGCGGTGCAAAATGAGTAGCAATTTCTGATCCTTTAGAATCTTTGACAAAACTAGCTAGCCCTAATATATCGCCTAAATCGCTTTGTGTGCCTAAATAAAAAGGGAAGAACTTGTATCCCTTCGATTCGGCGTATTGTTTAACGATTGTAGACTTACCTATTCCGGCATGGCCCCAAATAAATGGCGTGATTTCTGCCTTAAACAGGTATTCTAAACTAGCTTGTAGATCTTTTATATTCATATATCCTCCTTATATGAAGTTAACTCATGTTTGATTAAGTTTCAAATTATTTCTTTTTATGTCTCAGACAGGGAAATCAACGCTTTTTAGCGTATCCCAAAAATCCGTATCTAATAATTCTAATTCAATTTCTTTTAAATCGTATTGATACTGAATATATTGCTTAAACACAATTTGTTCTTTTTCAATAGTTTTTTTAATATATTCACTACTTCGAGTAACGAAAAATTGATAACTGATATAAAAATTTTGTATATGGTCTTTATATCTAAATTGAACCTTATAAGCATCTGCATGATAATACTTGAGAATGTCGCATGTTATCTCATTTTTCATCGAGTTTTTCAACACTGGCTTGTGTGCTGAATCCTTCGGGATATCTAGTTCTAAGTTTATTAACGTTTAATGTCTCGATTTCTTTCATATCTGTGTCTAATGCAATACATAATACTTCCATATACCAACGCACATCGCCCAGTTCTTTTAAAAACTTATCCCTGTCGAATTTAACGCCATGATATAAATACTTTTTAACGCAATCGGCTACTTCACCGGATTCCCCAGCAAGTCCTAGACTTCCCATTGTAATATATTGGTTTTCAGGTACGTGCCCAGCGATTGTTCTTTTTACTTCATTTCTGTAATTCATATCCATCCTTTTGCTTTAGAAATATTAGGAAACTGCGTAATAAAAATTTGTTTAATAGACTCAGCTATATTCATATGTTCTTTTTGAGTACCGTTAGCAGACCTTAAATCAATATAATGTATCCAATTCCTTAAGTTACCTGTCATATAAATTTTAGTTTTTGTGTTAAGCGGTAACAACATCCTAGCTTGTTCTTTGGCTATTCCTCTAGAAATAGCTTCTTTATAACTGGATATGCTGGTATTCCATATTTTTTCTTGAGCAGTTTTAAACCAGAGTTTGTCAGCTAGATTCATATCATCAATACTATTTTGTCTGTTTTTGGAATCCTGACGACGAGCTTCATAATATTCTATACTATCGTTTGAGATTTCTGCGTATCTTTGACTAAATTCTTGGAAAGTGAAACTCCTATGCCTTAAAATCTGAGTAGCTATAGCTCTACTAGTTTCGATTTCAATTGTCATACTAGCGTGCTCAAACACAGACCAATGTCCGTGTTTTATGCAATATCCTAAAAGTTTAGTACTTCCGCTAGTTTGATTGTCTGGATTAGAAACTCTAGCGATATACATAATCGTGTTTTCAGAATTAGGAGTTACGCTCACTAGCTTCGTATTCATAATCCGCAGACGCCTCCGACACATTCATGTTCTTTTTCTTCAAAAACCGTGCCTTCGTTAGCCAAAGCTTCTTTTAGATCACATTTTGTTAAAGGTTGGCCGCCTCGGCATCCGTCTGGATAAACTGTAAACCCTCGCAATCGTTTAGCATATTTTAAAAGAATGTTACTATATTTTTCAACTGTTTGTTCATTGTTTTTATCACTGCCCCACGGGGGCATATTACATGTCGAACTTATAGCCATATCAACGTAGTTTTGTACATCGGCTTGAAATTTGACTCTTTGTTTAAAATCTAAGTCATAACTATCTTGAATATGATCGACGTTAATACCTTGGTCTAGCATACGTTTTACTGAGCCATCTACAACATATTGGTGTAGCCATTTGCCTTCTTTAAAATACCGGCGTAAATAAGACTTACAAAACAATGGCTCTATGCCTGTAGTAGTCTCGGCTATAATACCTATCGTTCCTGTGGGTGCTATAGCCCTAACACCTTTAGGAACGGCTACATTAAGTTGTTTAGCACCTACGAAGGCTGCACCGTCAGATTCTTGTTCGTATACTGCAAGCCATTTATGGAGTTCTGGAGCCACTACATATTCGTATCCTCGTTGCATTAGCCACTCGTGAATACCGCCTAATCCTAATCCAATACGATTGTTTTTAAGTCCTATGTCTTTGATTTTTTGAGTAGGCACGTCTGAATAAATACTTCCGCATAATAAAAACAACGTAGATAGTTTAACGGCTTCGGCGAATTCTTTACGTTCTCTAAACCTGTTAATCCATACTGTGCCGAGATTACATTTATCGCTGTCATCTTCACTAGTTACTTCTGTGCATGCATTCCTTAGGTTTTCATTGTCTTTCATGAAATTAAAAGCCATACCGGGTTCAGCAGTACTAAACGCTTGTTTACAATTCTCAAGCCATACTCGTTTAGCTAATTCGTGTTTAGGATGAGTTTCATCTTCTATAGCAATAAAAAATTCTGTATTATAGTCTACAGAAATATTAGTAAGTTCCATAGGTAACGCAAACGTCAGATTTTTTTCTTTAATACTTTTAAGCTCAGGCGAATGGTCTTTAACGTGCATGAATTTGAAGATATCTGCATGATCCCAACCTAAACTTGCATATATAGCTGACCGTCTTTGGCCGCCTTGCATTACATACCTGCCCGCCTCGTTAATCATGTTCATCAACGCAATAGGTCCTGTAGACATGCCTCCTGTACGGTTGATTTTAGCGCCTTCAGGACGTAAGTTATTGTAGTTAAATCCTATACCGCCGCCTGTCATAAGCGCAGATACAGCTTTGTTTACGGCATCTGCCCAGCCTTCCCTTGAATCCTCAGCCCTAAATAAAAAGCAGTTGTTTACTTGGTGATAAGGTCTACCCGCTGCGTATAAATACCTGCCCCCCGGTATAAATTTACGTTCTACCATAAGTTTTAATATTTTTTCTTTTGTTTTTGAGTCTAAAAGCTGGCCACAAACTGCTGTAACTACGCGTAAACATGTGTCTTCCCATGATTCTTGGCCATCTAGGCTATATTTTTGTTTAAAAACTGTTTCTGCGAATGGAGTTGTAAATTTCATTTTATATCCTTATATCTAATAAAAGTTTTTCGAGTTCAGACATTTCGTTAATTATTTGTAATAATAAATCGTAGCACTTCGCTATGCAATGGTTCCGATTTTGTTGTCCTTCAAAAGACACAATGTATGATATATTGTATAACGCGCTTATGGCTGCTCTGTTTGCATTCTGTGGGCACACAACGGCGTAAGCTATATTAAACGTATAAGCTTCACCAATTATTGTTTGGTATGCGATTTCTTCTAATTTATCCATATCTATTTGTTTATTATCTAGCCACAATTTAACTAGGTTTAAAGCTATTTCTCTTATAGCATTATTTTTTGTTCTAAACATATTCACATATTCAGCACAATTGAGCATATATCGCACTAAAAGTTTAGGCGGTAAATCGTTAGATTCTATGATTCGTTCAGCTTCAGTTAAATAATCCATTAGTTTAGTATAACACTCATGCCCCAAAAAAGCCCGAGCCAAATAAGAACGTTTATCATAAAAATAAAAGTTTTATACGAAAATACGCTTAATTGTCTCGTAAGTAATGATATTAACACTATTGACAAACCTAATGCACCGGGGAGCATGGCTACGATTGCTAGAAGTTTAATCATTTGTAATCCAATCTCGGCAGTCTGCTAGTTTACGACTTATAAAATCGATATCGTTTAGTTGACGATTCCTAGGACTAGGATGAGGAAGTTTAAAATGTTGAATATTAAGTTTTGTAAGTCTAACAGAAGCTTTATTACCTAATGCTATGATTTTACTAGTTTTATCTAAGTTAGACAATTCATTAGGCGAGCTATTAGTAAACGTTATTAAACTGGCCGTATCGAACACTGTCAGCCATTTACGTAAAACAGTGTAACTTCTAGTGCCTAGAAATGGTACGTTTGGACTGATGTTCAATCGACTAGGTGTATCGCCTACAAATGTTAATTTCATTCATCCTCCACTTTTTATTTTTATATTTAATAATAATTTTTCGAGTTCAGACATTTCAGTAATCATGTTTATTAACAAATCGTAACAATGTTTAATACCAGTTTTATAACTTTTATTAACATAAGCAGCAGCATAACCAGCAGCATTAGCAGCAGCAGCAGCATTAGTAGCAGCATAAGCATAACTAGCAGCATTAGCAGCATAACCAGCAGCAGCAGCAGCATTAGCAGCAGCATAACTAGCAGCAGCATAACCAGTAGCATAAGCAGCATTAGCAGCTTGTTTTAATTCGTTATTACTTATATCCTTGCCGTCTAGCCATTGTTTAACTAGGTCTAAACATTTAACTGCCTCAGGCTTAGGGTTAGGGACTAAGGAGTTAGCATAACACGCACACTCATAAGCGTATTTGACTAAGAACTTATGGCTAAATTCGTTATTATATAATATATGTTTGATTTGGCCGTAGTGGTTCATGAATATTTACCTACGTATGTGGCTTTTGTATATAATCCTTTATCTGAGTTTATCCAACAAGTATGACGATATTTTTGTTGTGCAGGACAATCAGGGTTTAAAAATGATAAAAACAATTCATCGTTAATAGGATCATACCAAACGTATTCTATACCGCGCTCTAGATCTAAGTGTTTGCAGCTTAATGAGTGTTTACAACTAACGTGTAACTGTTTATTCATCTTCGACCTCGACGAAATTATAAATCCATTGTTTGTCTGGATCTCTATACAAGTTACCGAGAAACATCCAGTCCCTATACTCATTATCAGATAATCTAAGTTTAATTTTACATTTTTGACAAGTTAAAACTTGATTACTTATACCAAAAAAAATGGCTCTAGGTTCATGATCGCATAACAATTTTTCTAATTCAGTAGGTTTACTCATAATCACCCTACTTTTTAGGATCGATTCTGCGTAAACATTCGCATCGGACTGTAGACGCTTCACTAGCATGTTCGCTAGATAACGTTTCTACACCACGGATACCGCACATTTTAGCGCAAGATGACATGTTAAATTCAGCCGTTGTACAGCTTGCTAAACTTAGGATTATTAATAAATATCTCATTCGGACTCCTTAATGGTTGAATCACCATAATGGAAAATATAATTTACATTATCTGTCTTATTGGATATTATATTTTCCATTTTTAAAACAAAGTTCATTCATTTTCCTCGTTGTTAGGTTGTTTTAACAATATTTTAGTTTTTTTAAGTTCTAAATATTTGTCATAAGCGGCAGATTTAGGTTGAGTAAACGCTAATCCTTTACACCAGTAGTCGTTTCGCAATAATACTTTACATAAACGACGCCAACTAGGTGCAATACGCTTATTTTCCAATACTAGGGGGGCTTCGTCTGGAAGCCCGTCTGGATATCCTCTCAACTTCCACCACTTTATAAACACTTTGAATTTAGTAATGTAATGTTCTTGTGTCTTTTTAGGTAAACTGCTTAATAGTAAATTACAAAAAGATTTCCATGTATGGTTATTTGGTTTTGATATTTTTGTATAGCCTGTCATATTGCCAGATTCTTGTACATATAAAGCGCCTGAGTTAGCACCGTTAACTCTCGATACAACTTTGTACCATGTTTGGGGCTCAAGAACGTGATAAAGCCACAATCCTCTGCGTTGATCATCCCCGTAAGGCTGACAAATACGCATTTGTGTAGGTGAAAGACCTGCTTTATGCATTTGATCATAAATTTTATTAAATGGAAGTCCTGGATTCAAATAATGATAATGCCATAAATCTGACACAGACCAATCGTAAATCGGATATATATTAAATACATTATCGGTAACTTTAGTTGTATAGTTTTTATTTTTATACTTACTTTTAGATTTTAATGCAATAGTTCTAAATCGGTTAAGACTTTCATCCGTTCTAATACCAACGAGACAGGCGCACATTTTTTCTTGGGCGTACCACTCTCCGAATAGCGGCACAAATTCTTCAAACTCCATTCCTCGTTGAAAGAATGAAAACGCGGTTTCATCAGTTATAGCACATTTAGGAGGTTGTCTAACCCACATATCCTTGTTATTAGGGTCCCAAGCAAGCCATTGAGGTTGATAATTAGATACAGCATTTCTAAGATTTAGAGGCAAAGCACACCAATACAGCTCTATGTTGTCCTTATATAAATCGACGCATTTTTCTGCATGTTCTATAGTTAATTTATATTGTGCCTCTAGATCAATTAACAATATTCCAATCTTGCGGTTTCTTTTAATTGCTTCGGCCATTACTAAATGTAGCATTACAGTGCTGTCTTTTCCAGCACTAAAACTTAAATATATACGTTCGAAATTATCAAATATAAACGATATACGTTCTATTGCAGCTTCTAAAACATTAATATTATTATATTTTTTTAATATACTCATTGTGTCTTTCCAACCATAAATTTAAATACTTTTTAGCTAACGAATCTGCTGCTTGTTGCTCTTTTAATGATAACAAATTATAGCTGCCCATGCTAATATTATATGGGACTTTATTTATTAAAGCATTCGCAGCCTGACCTAAATAAGCGATTCTATTCATATTTTCATTAGTAAGATTGTGTTCACAACTATATTGCCATTCATTAATTATAATTTTTAATGCTGTTTCAAATTTAGATAAATCTTTTAATAACAATGCGCAAGTTTCAAGCGTCCTATCATGCCCATATTCACATATTCCGCCATAAAAATTATGTTTATAGTCTTCCCATTTATCCCATGGATGAAATATTCTAATCATCTAATAATTCCCCGTCAATATTATCATCAACTATTTCTATATCCCAAGATTTATTGAATTCAGTATCGCTAAATATTTCTATGAGACCAGAAACTTGGCATAGTCTCAATACTTCATCAGCATCCATTCCTAAATGCTTGGCTATCCATTCATCAGAACGATTTCGTTTTTTAAGCTCTACAACTATATCACTCATACTTTCTACACCATGTTTTCCTCGCGCTCTATTATGACGTATGGTACTGGCCATGCGGTCTCCTTTGTCAGTTCGGTCATTGTTAATGATCACTACTGGTAGGTAAGAGTGTATCCGTTTTTGAATAATTTTAGATTCTTTGCCTACTCGATGTCTATGAAACCCATCTATAACTTCATACATATTATCACGAGCCCAAGAAACAATAGGTTGCGTATACCCGTCTTCTTGAATAGATAATTCAAGAAGTCTCATTTCAGGTGGAGCAACTGTATTTGGATTATAATCATTAGCTTGAACTAGTTCATTAGGAATCCATTGGACACAATCCACAGGCTCAGTATTAAAAGGACTATATTTTGCTAATTCAAGACGAATTTTATTAATAATTTCAACTTTTTGAGCAAATGGCATGTATTTTAAATTTTTAAATATTTCTGCACATGCTTCTATGATAGATATATTCATATTTCCTCCGTTGTTTATTCTACATCTATTTTAACAAAAAGCAATAAAAAAAGACAGAGGTTTTATCCTCTGTCTCAAAAAGATATTTTTGAATTCTAACTATTAAGCGCTAAGTTGAACTACGCAGTTCCAACCTGGAGCTGAACAGATCAAGTTACCGTAGTAACCGATACGGATCTCCAAAGCGTCTGCGTTTCCTACGCGCAATCCTTCGAGGCCTTCCATCCCATATGTGAGTATGTGAGGCACTTTACCCAAACTTCTAAGCTTCCAAGTCGACATAGTCAACAAGTAAGCAGTTTGAGGAGGGCACGAACGGTCAGCCAACACAGTAACTCGGCCATAAGCAGACTGGAAAGTAATACCTTCGAAAGCTACTTCGACTTCGTCATGGTTAACTTGAACGTATTGAACTTTAGCACCTAAAGTGTTAACTAAAGCTGCATAACTAGCGAAATCCATGATACAAAGATCAGGTTTTCCGCCTTCACGATTCAAGAATGCTAACGCGTTAGTCATACCTTCTTCGATTGTGAAGCTTTGAGCGTTATAACGTAATCCAGCTAAACGAGTAGGGTCTGCTGAACGGTTAACACCCCAGAAACTATCGTTAGATGCAGGTGTGCTTACTGGAATCCAAGCGCCCAAACCTGACAAAGCTAAATAGCTAGAAGTGCTAGAAGCTCCGCCGGCAGGAAGGTCACCGGAAATCGACAAATAAGCTGATCCTGAACCGATAGCCCAGTTACCAGACAAACTAGACGCAGATGCAGTACCATATATGATACCGTTAGCGCGGTCTACTGCTGTAATAAACACAGTGTCAGACGAAGGAGCACCTCCAGCTGAGCTAGAAGCGACTAGAAGCATTCCAACCTCGAAAGCAACGATTTGTTGAGCATTGCTTAAAGGAAGAACAGTTCCGCCTGCTACTACACCGTTTTGAGTAGAACTAGATGTAGAAATACCGCGAGTACCGGTTCCATCGCCAAACAATTCGAAAGCGATGTTATTGGTAATATTGCGGAATCCGCCATCCATTTGAAGTTTGGCAGCATCAACAAACGCACCTGCATTTGATTTCGTTTGTTCCATTAAAAGGTTTGTAATTGTGACGAGTTGGTAGTCAGAAATTACATAAACGAAAAACGAAGCCAAACTTGTAGGAGTTTGTTGATTCTGAGCGTTACTGAAACTATGTGAACGACCTTGCGGAGTTCCATATTCCAAGGGAACAGGGATATATTTACCGGCAAACCCGTCTGGTGATTCATTTTTAGGAACCAATGCAAGGAATGGATTCTCTTTATAAACGAGATCCTTCATATATTCCTTGTCATCGGTATATAATTCTTTTAGTGCCTGTATCTGATTGGCACTATTTGCATAAACTGCTGACATTTTAAAATCCTTTGATTTAAAATTAGTTGTTACGCTGTTTACGGAATGTAAACAAACGTTTACCTTATAAACGCTTACAGCGCCTTACGACGACTCACTGGTTTACTTGGTGTTAAGGGCTAGTCCTATTACTTAAGTTCACCTTTAAACGCTAAAATAGCTCTTTCCCGTGCTGACAACTTCCGCCCGGATGAGGCTGCATTAGTTAAAGTTTTCATAGGTTGTGGCTGCTTTGGAGGTACAGATTGTGGCTGCTTTGGAGTTACATTCGGCTGTAACTTTTTCTGTAACTTTTGGATTTTAGTAAGTTTTAAAGCTTCGTCGACCAGGTAGTTTTCTACTTCGCGGGAAGCTTCTTCAACGGTCATAAGAATACCGTCTTTTTTATAGACTTCTTCTATAAGCTGTACTACGTCGTTTATAGAGTTAGTAACTTTAATGGTCTCGAATTCTGGATCTTGAGTGACTAAGTTTTTGACATCCATACGGATTTGGTTTACGGCTGCTTTATATGATTGATCTTGTTGTTCGATTTGTAATTTGCGATACTGTTCGGCTTGATCTTTAAGTGCCTGGATTTCAGCTTTTAAACCGCTTAATTGGGCATTTAAACGAGGATCTTCGGGTTTTTGGTTAATAATCTGCTGAACTAGATCGTCATATGACACCCCGGCTTCGGCTAATACGGACATAGGATCTTGTTTAAGACGATCTTGAGGAATAAAGCCTTTTGTTTGAGGAGATTGAGATTGTTGCTGGAAAGCTTCTTCTTTAGCTTTTAACGCAATTTCACGCTCTTTAAGTTGTCTTTCACGTTGCTGAGCACGTAATCGCATTTGGCGTTCTTGACGCTTGAGGTTTTCAAATTGTTTTATTGTTTCTGGATCTACTTCAGTTTTAGGTTCTTCAGGGTTTTTAATAGCTACTGGTTGTTCGGGAGTAGATTTAGGAATAGCTTGTAATGCATCGATATTAGGCTCTGGAATAGTTGGTGAAATAGCAGTCATTTCTTCAGGCGATACCGACGAAGGATTAGCTACTGGGTGTTCGGCTTGTTGTGGAGCTTGGGAAGGAGCTGAAGCTTGTTGCCCCATAAAAGCGTTAATAGCTCTAGCCCGAGCGTCTGTGTTGTGAGTAGTTGTTTGCTGAATGGCTTGCGGTCCTGCTACTGGTTGGATTTTCATAACTTTCCTTGTTTATTGTCCTTGTGGGTTAGTGTTTGGTACTAATGGTGATTGTGGTAAAGGCTGCGGGTTAGCTTGTGGTGTCGGTTGCATAGGTTGTGGAGGTATCGCAGCTTGTTTTAAAGTTTGTACTTGGGCAAAAAAGTCTCGTAATAACTGGGCTTTAGATTCTTCTAGTTTAGCTTGACTATATAAATTGATATACTGGGTCGTGAGCTGGGTAGCTAACTGGAGGTCCATAAACGGATCAGGAGGCGTGTATTTACCTTCTTCGATGATTTCGTCTAAAATTTGGAATATACGTTCTTCACCGGCATTAGCTAATTTTTCGATGGATTCGAGGTCTGGGTAGTCTAAAAGTCTACGGCCTTCCTGAAGGCTTATCATCCCGGCCTGGACCATTTCTGTAATTTTAGCAAGTCGGCCAGCTGGGTCTTTAGGTAATGAAGACTGCGTGTAACACTGGATAACGAATTTGTCTTCGACGAGGTCGGCTGCTTTGAGATTGATTTCTTTAATCGTGTTCTTGTTTGGATATACTGTGGAGTAACGCCCGTCTCTTTCAGCGATGTCTCGTGCGAGATCAATAATCTGATAGGCCAAATCAATAAAAAAATTATCGTACCTGCGAGATAAACTAGCAAACCTGTCTGTACTAATGTCATCGTAAGTCCTTATAGCTTCGCCTGAATTAAGTCCTGAAGGTTTTTGGCTAGAAGCTTGTAAAGCTGATACACCGCATTGCTGGTATCCGTAGGCTATTAGTTTGTCTCGTTCAGCGTATAATTCAGCTGCGTTAGATTGAGGGGTCTCAAACATAGGCTTAATACCACGGTATTTGATGATAGATCCTATTTCGTTGTTAAAATGCGCTGAACTGACTTTAGACCCGTCTTCTACGAATATGCGTGGTACCCCTACCAGTTTAATAGAACGGCTTATAGTGAATAATAAGCTGTTTAATTCGAGTTGTGTGCCCATTAATTGTTCAGCTAATCCTTGAGCCCAGAATCCTAACAATCTAGGTGAATAATGGAGGAATGTAAAAGGGAATCTGTCTTTTACATATGGTTCGTCTATTAAGAAGCCTGAAGAAATAGCTAACGTATGTCTACCGTCTTTAGCTAGTTTACCTGATCTTAGATGCCAGCCTTCTACGCACATTACTAAGTCTGAAACGGTTTTAGACGTATCCGGTGAATTATCGGCATAAGCTTTAGTAGCTATTTCGATTTTATCTTTAAATTCTGGGAAGTTAGCCATTAATACTTCGCGGTCTACGAGTTTCATACGGTATATTTGTCTAGGTTCGCCGTATATCGCTTCATTAGGGTCTATAAGCAGTTCAGTTAATAGAACGCGCTCCATAGCTACCCGGCAGTCTTGGTCTTCGTATACGTGCATTATGCCGGTTCCTTGGACTAATGCATCTCGGAGGATAGTAGAAGCTTTTTCATAGGTTTTACAGCTATAAAACTCACCTTGAACGAAATTATTAAGCTTTTTACCTAATGTACGTTGTTTATAATCCCCGCCATTAGTAAGGAACACCGGCTGGGGACGAGACTGAGTTATACGAGACACTAGCGTGTCTGTGGCTGACTGCACTAAGTTGAATGTAGGGCGTTCTTGAGGAAGTCCTGTAGTTTGATCCATTTTAGAAATGTTATTACCGGCGAAGCTGTATAAGCTCTGGTTACCATAAAGTCTAGCAAAAATAGCTGTTTGGCGGTATCTATAAGCTTGGGTTTCTTTTAAATGGGCAGCTATAGTAAGCATTAACGCAGCGGCCTTGTTAGCATCTTTTTCTAGCCACCATTGAGCTAACGTAAGACTATCAGTTTGCTGTTTAGTCTTAAACGTTATTCTAGACTTAGGTTGTGTGGGAGTTACTTTCACGTCAACTTCCTATTAGTTTTTAGTTAAGCCTTCTTGCTCTTGAACTGACCACATCAGTAGTTGTTCTTCCGTTAACTCGTCTGGCATAGGCGGTACAGGTACTTGTGTGTCTGCTGTAATCCCGCCTGGGGCGTAAGTAGTTGATTCTTCTAATTTTAACGCTTTATTAGAATACCGCATAGGTTTAGGGCCTAGATGAAATTCTACGTTATCAATACGGATTGAATCGACTCCTGATTTTCTGCACAATTGAATTACTTTTTGTAGATCTTTGATGTTTTCTAATTTCATTCAAACCTTTAAAATTGTCGGTGTTTCATTTTACGACGGATAGATTCGACCATATCATGTTTATCTGATTCGTGGTCTTCCCTAGGATCGTTATGCATTTGTTCATCTTCAGGTCGGTCTAATTCATCTAACCCTTCAGATTCACTATAGTTTTCTTTTTTAAGAGCTTCAAAAGACAAATCATCTTCGATGTTAGGGTCTTCATCAGCGTTACGGCTAAGGTCTACTTCGCCACCTTCAGCCATTTTTACTGGGTAACCTGGATCACCTGACATGCTTTCTTGCTTACGCTTCATTCTGGCCATAACAGCCGCAGCGATTGAATTTTGGTGTTCTTCTTGTTCTTCGTCTTCAGGCTGTTCCATCATGTCGTGGTGAATATCAACTTCACCGCCTTGAGCGTAAAGTTTACGTTGATATTTGTTATGTGGGTGTTCCATGTCTGGGACTGCTGGACCTTGTCGGTTTTGACCTTCTTCGTCATGTTCTTCGGCATACATATCGCCTTCGTCATGACTAGGTGTAAGGTCTTCGATATCATCCATGTATTTGTTTTCATGAGGATGTTCGTCTGAACTTTCAATCATACCGCCTTTAGCGTAAGGCTTTTTATGAGTACTATGTTCTGGTGCCATGTCTGGGGATTTACCCATTTTTTTGGCGTCTTCTTCTTTAGTCCAGTCTTGAGGATGAGATTCTGATTCTGGTTTAGCCATTTCTTGTAAATGACGCTCGATGTCGGCAAGTTTTGAGTTTATATGACTAGAAGGGATTTCGTCTGATTGTCCTTGGCGTTTAGCTTTGATTACTGAGGATTGTACCATTTTAGGCTGGCTAAGTGGTTGAATTTTAGGTTTTTGAGCCATTTTGTCTTCAGGAGCGTTTGTCCAATTTGTATGCATTAATGGCTTTTTTTGTTCATTATGGTGAACTTCTTTAGAATCATGGTATGCGTCGTTTGGCATAGGACGTTTTTCATCGTGTGCGGAGATTTCACCGCCTTCAGCCATCTTTTTTTTCTGAGCTTTACGTTTAACTGAATAAGCGATAGCTAAGTTTTGGGCTCTGTGCTCCGGTCCTGGATGAGCTTCCATTTCAGCTTTAACGTTGTGTTCAAAAGCTTTTTTAGACTTACCGTGAATTAATGGCATGTTACTCCTCACCTTTTTCTATGTGTTCACCTTCGTGGTGAGGTTGTTCTTCCATTTCTTGGAATAGATCTTTTAAAGCTTGTGTAGCAGCTTTAACGTCTTTTGAATGAATTGCATGTATAAGTTCTTCGACGCATTCTTCCATGTAATTTTTAGATTCACTAGTGTTTTCACTAGGTTCTACGGTGTCAGGATTTCGGTGTTTTATGATTACAGTGGCGATTCCAGCGTCTTTCTTTTTAAGAAAAGGTAGCATTTAAGACTCCTTGGCCTCAGGTTAGTCAAAATGTCCATTACTTGATAAAATACGTTGATTTAACGTTAAATTGCGTTAAAATTCATCAAATTCGCCGTTTAGCCATTTTTGATGTTCTTGTTCTTTTAAATGACCTTCTAGTTCAGCCTCGAACATTTTGTCTTCTTGTTGGTCGGCCCATTCTTTGGTACCCCATTTGGGGTATTGAGGTTTAGGAGGTTCATAAGCGTAAGCAGGACTAAGTTTAAACGCGTATAACACTGCATCGATAATATCTGAGTGATATCGAGAGCTTACTACTATTCTGTCAGGTTTTGATTTATCTCTATCAATTTCAACTAGATACGAGTCTTGTACGAACTTAGAATCAGATTTAGCTTTAAGCTTACCGGTGCGTAAAGCATCGTTCATTAATTCTATGTTTTCCATTTTTCTGGTTTTATCAGCGGCTTCTACCGGGATTTGATATCGACGTATGATTTCTTCGCCGATTTTTTTACCTAAACCGCCCATATCCATGACCATTTTGATTATGTCGTATTTTTGTTGAAGTATTTGAATTTGTTGAACTAATTCGGTTATACCTTGTTTAGGAGTAACTACTTCTTCGACTAGATAAGTCATAGGATCATCATCTGAATACCCTAATACGGCTAATGCGTCAGCGTCTTTGTATCCGATATCGATTCCTAATACATAGTGGTACTTGTTTTTTGCAGGTAAATCGAAATAATGGTTTTTGTTAGAATCGTAATGTATAAGTAATGAATCTGAATCTAATACCCATTTGCCGAACCACTCTCGTTGTATACTAGGGTCGTTTATAGTCGTTCCTCGGCGTCGCATTTCTCGATCAAATACCTGTTGGTGGGTCATTTTAGAAGTGATCGGTATGAACGGGTTGTCCCAAAACGTCCAATGATGCTTCGCCCATTCTTTTGACAAGACAGCGCATTCGTGGAAATAGCCCGTTGGAACCGGACCTGGAGTGCCAATAAGACAAAGAGACCCCGCGTAGTCAATAAGAGCGGGACCAATAATATCATCGATAAGATCTTTAATATACTCACGAAAGCTTTGGCACTCATCAATATAACAAAGTTTGATAGGTAAACCACGAAATTTTTCAATTTCTGTCGCATCTTTAGCTCCTACGATATAAATTACTGCACCATTTTGGAATGTTATTGATAGTTCTAAATCATTTATTTTAGTTTTAAGATCAAAATTTTTAATGATTTTTTTGAATTCTTTCCAAATAATACGTTTGCCGCTTGTTCCTGACAAAGTTATGTATAAATTAGTAGAATCCTTATTATTTATAGCAGTGTGTATTAAATGAGCCGCACAAGCTATTGTTTTACCGGCGCGGCGCGAACATACCGCTACTTTAAAAGGTGCAGGATCTTCGACAAAAGCAAGTTGTTTATCAAACAAAAATTGAGTGATATTAAACTGACGGCCATAAAACTTGTCTATGTCCGCTTGTGGTGTTTCTTGCTTAGGTCGAATTATTCGTTTCACACAGGCTCAGCTAAAATGAAATGAGATACGTTAGTCATCGGAATAACGATTTCAACGGGTTTTTTAGATACTTTAGCTGTTAAGCTTAATAATAAAAAAGAACCTGTTTCAGGCGATGACAATAAAGCCATATCGAATTTACGATCTTGACTAAATTCTGACCTATCTAATGTTGCTTTAAGTTGACCTACATCTTTGACGAATACTGGGTTGTGTAGGACTGCGTATGTTACTTTAGTTTTGAGCACTTGGGGTCTCCTGTGTTTGAGTTTGTTTTTGTGCATTTAGTTCTTTACGTGCGGCTGCTTCGCGGTTAATAGCTTCGAGTCTGTTATTGATATAATCCAGTTCTTTAGAATAAATTCTAATTTGATATTGTAACAATCCCGCTCTAAAACAGCGTTCACTGTTTTCTCTTTCGATTTCTTCCAATTCTCTAGGTACTGAAAGCTTTTTTCCTTGTTTTTTAGACATATGACTCCTTATTTTATTGCAAATGGGTTAAAAACGATGTTTGGAAACTTTTGTTTGACTAAATCTTTAGTAGAATCAGTAAGATGTGTTACATATGTAGGAAACTGAGGAAGCAAGTTAGTTCCTACACGTTTGTTACGCCAATCTTTTTTTACATACACCCACATAATGCCTTGGTAGTCAGCGCTGAGTATGCTGTATCCAATGATTATGGAATGATCGTCAGAAGGACATGCTATTTTAACAGTAAAATTAGGACTATTGATGAAATGCTCGATTACTTGTTTGTAATTCTGCATAAACACCGATTTATCGATCATGTTGAACCAAGAATTGCCATAATAATTGCCGTTAAGAAAACTAGCAATAATAAAGTTCTTATCAAGTTCCTGCATGTCTCTGATGTCATATAACCCTGTAAAATCTGTCATGGTTGTAAATACCTGCGTTTCATTATCTCGCGTAGTTTTTTCACTGTTAGCCATATTTTTGTTTTACTCGTTCCGGATAAATTAACTTTTTGTAAAAGTTTTGATATACTTCGAGTGCCTATACCATTCGTATGGTACTCCCATACTATGCGATCGAACTCAGATTCGAATTCATATTCATGTAAAAAATGAAATGCCATCCTGTAATAAGCTTGAACCGCATCTATTTGGATTTGAGTATAATGTTTATTTTTATCTCTTTGTCTTCTAAACGCAGAAGATTTTAAACTACCGTCTTTATACTCAATGTCTTCAAACCCAGATTTTTTTAATTTCTCATACCATGAGTTTTTAAGCTTTTTGAATTCCTTGTTGTTCATTTGCCACTTGTAAGTCTGAAGCGGCTGCCCCCGCTGGAGGATTTGCCAGGGCAGCCGCCTGCTGTTGTTCTTCTTGTTGTTTTTTAGCAGCGTCCTGTGCTGCTTTTTGAGCTTCTTTAATGTCTTGGATAACTTGCGAAACTACTTGGTTCGCTGCGCCTTTAAGGAGTTTGCGAACAAAATACATTTTGGGTTTAGAAGAAGCCGTTTCGCCTAAATGCAGGACAGCTACGGCCAGAGCCCATTTTAAACTTGTCTCATCAGCAATAGGTCCAACCAACTCAATAATAGAGTTAGACCATTTATTAAATTCAGTCATTCCAACTGGAAGTCTTGTAGGTAGATAAGCTAAAATTCTCTTAATAACCAATGTATTCAATTTAAATTTCATATTCCCTCGCATATATTCAATATGACACAAGTTTCATAATGAGTCAATACTCGATTATACTTCTGCTAAATTTTTTCCTATTTTAGGAATAGCCTCAAATTGAATACCTTCGAGATGAACGGTGTCTTCCATAGCTGATTGAAGTAATAACGATACTGTTTCGGCGTCTTTTTCATCGCATTCTACGACTAAACTGTCATGAACTTGAACAACTATTTTAGCGTTTAGTCCTAACTTATTGAAATTATTATATAAAGCAATAGCTGCTCGATTCATTATACTAGCGCCGGTTGATTGAATCCTATGATTAACCGCTAGGTTAAGCATATTACGAATTTCATAAGGAAGATCCTTGTGTTGCGCTTTACCGTATATCTTATCGATTTTCTTGGCGTCTGGCATTCGTCTAGGACGGCCAAATATATTTGTAACATATCCGTTACATTTGGCTTGTTTATGTGATTCTAGCATCATTTGTTGTACACCGGGGAAGCTTTCGAAATAATTGTCAATATCTTGTTGGGTATCTTCTATAGATTTGCCTGTAGTAGGCGCTAATTGATGCGCAGTAGCCCCATAAGTAACTGCTAATGCTATAGTTTTTGACATATCTCTAAGTTTTTTGTATTTTATTCCAAAAGCGTCTGGACTTCCTTCTTTCCTTGGAATACAATCCGTTTTATTATAAACATTCATGCCGATAACACTATAAAAATCATCTTCGCCCCTGAAAGCTTCCATAAGTCTTTGATCTTTACTAAAATAAGCGAATACTCTTGGTTCTAGTTGAGATTGATCGGCTCCTACAAATATTTTACCTGGGCGTGCTATGAAACAAGTTTTAATTCGTTTATCGTCTCTAGGTAAATTCTGAAGATTGGGATTCCGTGATGCATATCGGCCTGAGGTTGTGCCGTGTTGTAGGAAACTTGGGTTAATAATGCCATATTGGATTCGTTCTTCTATTCCTTCAACGTAAGTGTTTAAAAGCTTCATTTTGCGTTGATATTCTAGAAGTTTTTCAATCCATTTATATTTGTCTGCATATTTTTGTAATGTTTTTTTATCGCATGCGATGTAATGCCAAGGATCTCTGATTTTTTTCGCTTTAATAATACCTTTAGAAGTTTTAGCCTCAGGTTGATACACCTGGTTTTTACGGATTGTGCATTGATGAATGAATTCTTGTTTTGCTGAAGGAGTATAAGGTAGTTTTAAGCCCATTCCTCTACAAACTTCTTTACCTGCGTCTGTAAGCGTACTAAATGTAAAATCGAGTTGCACGAATAAAAGCCATGCTAATTGCGAGCTTGCGCCTATGTTGAACGTATTCTTTTTATTAGTGCCTGGATATTTTTCTTTGATATGTGGCTCTATTTCTTTATAAATGAAATGTTTAGCTTCTTCACATTCAGCTTGTAATGTTTTTTTAAGAGTTAAAAGTGCTTTATTATCTATCTGAAGCCCAGTAGTGTTTAAATCATACGTAGGACCTCGTAACAATGGCATAGACTCGTCTTCATAAAAGAATTTTTCTAGGTTTTGATCATATAATTCTAGTATTAAAATTTGGAATAATCTATAAGTCAATAAAGCGTCTTTAGCTCCATATCTAGCTATTAATTGACTGTCTGCTTTCCACATTTCATATTCAGTTTTAGTTATTTTACCGCCATTATCGGCTATAGATTGTTTCATTAGTTTTTGTTCTTCTATAGAATCTTCACCAAAGTATTCAAGGCCTAGTTCTTTTAAACCTACTCGACGGTTTTCATTTAAAAGATGTGCTAAAATCATTGTATCTGTATGTAAATTGTCTATTAGTCTTATTTTAAAATGAGCTTCAGTCATCATACAGTCGAAAATACCATTGTGCATGATTAAGTTTTTAGTTTTAAGCAGTTTTATAAGATTTATTACATTCGATTTTATTTCATCTATGTATACAAGTTTTTGTGTGCTGGTGTCATATTTAGCAATAATAATATAATAGGCTTCAGTTTCGTCTGCACACACAGACATCCCTATTATTTCATCTTGTTTAGTTAGTCCGGTAGTTTCTGTGTCAAAAGCAATAAAATCTTTGGATTCCAAGTATTCCATCAAGTGTAATAACTTATCGAGAGTATCAATGATGATTAGATTTTGAGTCATCTATTTTTACCTCTGTTCTACGACTTTCATATGTTACTATATCAGTCTTTTTATCGGCTTTCCTAGCATTAGTAGCTTGATTTACCCAATATTTAGCTGAGGTTTCTTCGTCTTGTGTCATTTCTCTGAGGCGTTCAGTAGATGGATCAAAATAAAATTGGTAACAAACATCTTCTTTTATTCTATCTAGATGTTGTTTTTTATGTCGTATTTTAGCGAATTTTAAAGCGATTACTGTAGGTGCGCCCTGTGCATACATGCGTTTTAATGGCTGCCATAAGCATATACAGTAGTCTACGAAAGATTCAAAAAACACTGTGCCGTAGGCAGCGTTTTTATCGAGTTCTAAATCACCGATTCCAGCTTTTTCTCTTGGGGCTTGTGAAAGCATTAAAAGCATTATGTTAAGTTTTACAGCTACAGCTTTCATTTCACGACAAACGCCTATCAATCCTTCGTTTTCACCATTCTTGTTTTGTTTGTCTAAAACACCTATGTGATCGATAACTACAGCGCCTATTTTATGACCTGATTGAGCTTCTAGTTGAGCGATATATTCTTCTATAAGTTTCATTGAAAAATGATTATAAGTTCCATCGTCGTTATAATTAGAAACAATATGAATTTTATCATATAACGATTCATTACCGTTACAAATCGTTTTAATACGTTGAGCTATTTCGCCTGAAGGTTGTTCTAATGAAAAAAATACATGGTGATAATCAGGGTTATATTGAGCAAACCATAAAAACGTATTTAATGTTAACGTAGTTTTACCGACTCCTGATCCTCCGATAATGCCGATTACCTGGCCGAGTCTGAATCCGTGTTCAGTATCATCAATAAGCTTACTACAAGGGAATCTAGTACCGGATAGAGCTTCGTCGCCTTTGGCTAGGATGTCTCTTACTGTGGGTGCGAGTTTAACTGTTTTTTTGTCTTCAGCAGCTTCATAAGTCCATATTTTGTCTACTATATTAGAAGCGTAATTGATTCTATGAACAGGCGCTCGTTGACTAGCTTTTGCGCTGTTAGCTAAAACAGACATAGCTTCTTGTTTAGTAAATTCGTTTGCATGCATAATATGGGCCAATCTAAAATCGCTTTTAGATCTATCATCAGACGGCGTACCCCATATTTTTTTAACTTCGGCGTTTTCATGCAGTAGTTTGCCCCATTTAGCAGGCATTGTATCTGTTATTTTATAGTTTTCTTGATTAATATTATATGTTTTATTATAATGATTTATACAATATTCTTCGTCTTCCCTAGAAATAGGCGGTAGAAGCTTGTCTAATTGTTCAGAAGTGTACGATGTATCGTCTTTAAACAAAATCTCGCACGGTATAAGATTGTCTTGTTTTTTAGTATTTAAAGTGCCTGGAAGTCTCATTAATTGAAGAAGTTTAGCTACAGCTTCGTCTGTACGAAAAAAACGTAATAACCTACGCTGGAATCGTAAGTAAGATTTAGCGTCTAAATCTGTAACAGACCAATATACGTGTATGCCGTTGCCTGAGTCTACAACTGTGGTTGGTAAAATACCGGATTCAGCTATTTTAGCCAGGAAAGCATCTTTATCTGTATATACACCGTCTTTTAGATCCATGTCTACAAACACATAAGAAAATGTGTCTATATCTGAGCCTGATATAGGAGACATTTCTTCTGTATAACTACTTGGATTATTAGGAAAATAATAAACGTTGTAATGTTGATTTCTATTAAAATTAAAGACTTGTTCTTCCGTTAACAAGCCTTCAATGACTTTTTGATCAGTTATAGCCCATCCTGGGGCTATAAGTCTGCATAAAAGCATGTTATTTACGTTTGTTACCTTTTAACAAAGCCTCTACTTGTGCTTTACGCTCGGCTGCGCTTAAGCTGTTTGCGTTACTGGCTGCGGCTGACAATCCAGCAACGCCAGAATTATAATTGTACCCGGTGTCTTCTGATTCTTCGTCAGCATCGCCGTTATCGACTGTTTCATCGGCTGCCTCGTTAACAGTTTCAGAAGCTAAATTTGAGACGTCGATTGTGTTGTCTGGATCGACTTCGAGTTTATATTTATACATATCGCCGTTTGGTGTGGGTACAGTACCGGCTGCTGTAATACGAATCATTTGACCTGGAGTTACGCTCATTAGTTTTCGATCTAAATCTGTTTTACCCCAAACGCCTACGTTTCCTTTGTTTGTTTGAAGAAAATAAATATAAGAAACCCCTGATTTCTTCTTTTTATCTTCCACGGCACGTTTGCCTAGGTAGTATCCTTCAATTTCTGTAGGATTCTTTTTGTTTGTTTTTCTGTTTATTCCGCCTAGAGCGATTGTTACGTCAGCTTCTAGTGCTACTACTTCTTTAAAAGCCATTTTGGCCCTCCTATTGTAAAGTACTCTTGTCATCTAAATAATCACACAACAAATCATGTGAACTTTTAAACTCATTTATAAATTCTATAGTTCCTTGAGATATATATCCATCTCTTTTAACATCTTGCGCTGCGCTGTTACATAAGTCAACAGCTATTTGAATAAGATGTACTAATTGAGCGTTAGTGTTATCAGTTTTTATGTCTGTCATCGATTAATGTCCCTAATTCTTGTTGTCTTAACAACATTGCACAACAAGCTCTAACAGAGCCTAAATGTGGCTGTCCGTCTACTGGATCGTTTTCTTCCCCTTCAAACCACGCATAAGCGTGTCTTAACAAAGCCGCCATAAGTTGACTTGCTTTATGCCCTTTACAATAATTATATCTTCCGTATTTTTGCTCGCCTACCATAAAAGCTTGAGCTTCAGCTATTTGAGCTACGTAAGGAATCAAAGATAAATCAGGTTTTTGTTTATCGTTCTTCGAAGCTTGCTGTTCGTCTGACATTAGTTCCTCGAGTAGAGTGCCATTTTTTAAATACTTTAGCTGAATATTTTGTAATAGTCAAGTTTTTTGCGTTACCCATATTATACGCTATCACGCCTCGTTGAACTGAATGATATCGTTTTATTTGATAAGATAAATATTTAGCGGCATAATACATGTTGGTTTCTGGATTCATTAATTGTTTTTTAGTTCCTTTAAAACCTAACCATTTAGCCGTATTTAATTTAATTTGGCAAACACCTAGGCTATCTTCGCCGCCGTCATCATGATGAACTGCGTTAATGTTATAACTGCTTTCAATGAAACACAATGAGGCCAATAAATCGGTCGGTAGATCGAATTTGGCTGATGTCGCTGAAAATAATGTTAATAATATAAGTGTGTTCATACCTATATTATACACTGAAATGGTGAGAATTTGAGTTAAATTTGTATTTGTATCAAAATACTACAATCGGCCAGTCCAACGACCGTTTCGATTTAAGACCATAGGTATGATATGTGGTATACCGCATAAAATGATTAAGATTGAGACAATAGGACGTTTAGGATTAACTTTGTTGTATCCTAAAGCTAAAGATTTATCATCGGCTAGACAACCCGTATGTGCATCAAACATTAATCGTTCAGGCGTAGAAATATATGTTATTTGAGCTTTTTCATGATAATGGCCTTGTACACATGACATACCGTATAGTGAGGCTAGTCGTCCTGGAGTAGCGGATTTACCGTGGCAAAAATACACTGGGCCGTTTATAGTTTGTATAATAACGTCGAATACCCACTTCCAATTTTTTGGAGCGTCTAATATCTCATTATAAGATTTAATAGCTTTACGCGGTATTTTGCCTGTTATAGCTTTACGTAAAACCATTGAGCCGTGATTGGATTCAACTACAGTAACTTTAGGAAACAATTTATATATTGGTTTTAAAGAAGTTATAGCTTTTTCTAGTTCTATTCCTGCGCTGTCTAAATCAGGATCAGAATCGTGAAAACTAGCATCATGAAAATCCGCCTCGTCACCAATACATACGACTGTATCAGGTTTATATTTAGTTTTAACAGCTTTTAAAAATGCGACTATATCCGGATGCGCGTAAGGATGATGCATATCACTAATAACTAAAATGCTTTTAGCTAATTTCATTTATCTTCCTTTTTAGGTTTGGTTTTATCTGTTTTGGTTGATCCGCACCACGCACATTGTCCTGAGGACACGGCTAACGCATAATTTTCTCTAAAACAATCAAAACAACGCTGTAAATAAAATTTACCATTTGCCCAAAATCCATGTCCTTTTTTCATATACCCTCCAACGGTATGTCGTATTTTGATAAATAGTTTAACAGTTTAGTAGCAGATTCAATAGTTTGTCTACCTACCAAGAATTTATTGCATCTGAAGCATAACAACCCACGCACACGCCCTGTTTTGTGATTATGATCTACGTGTAAGCGTTTAGCGAATTCAGTTTCATGCCGTTTACAGATTGCACACCTGCCTTCTTGATGATCGTACAGTTTTTGGCGTTCTAATTCACATTCTTTCAACGTTAGATGAGGCCAATATTTTCTTAATCCTGAAGGTCTTGGTTTACGTTTCGCCATTTAATCGACTCTCACCATTTGTTATAGTCACATTGTACTTAGTAGTAAATTTAGTCTTAAAATCAGCAGAATGCTCAACAATATAAATTGATTGATAAACATCTTGTAAACTATTAAAAAGATTAAAAGCTTTAGATTTAAAATCGTCATCCATTCCGTCCAAAGCCTCATCAAAAAAGGCTATATTTAAACTTGTAAACTTAGTATTATGTAAAACTTCCATAACTGCAATACCGAAGCATAACTTAAATATCTGTTTTTGGCCTTTACTTAATTGATTAAATGAACAATTGTTTGCATCTTTGTTTATAACAACATCTATTTTATCTGATGCTTTAATATCAAAACTTACTACGAATTCAGAATCAAAGTATTCAGACAAATATTGATTGACTTTGGCTTCTATATTAGACACCGTGTTGTTTATTTGAGTTTTTCTTGCTTCTATTAATATGTTTTCTAAGTCTGTTAAATCATTTAATTTATCTGATAATAAATGAGCTTGTTGTGTAATATTTTTTTGCTCTTGAATATGTTTATTCCATTGATTAGTTTTATCTTCTATAAGTTGAATATAAGGATTTTCTTCTGATCTAGTTTCTAACTCAATAATTTGTTCTTTAGACAAACTTATATGTTCTTCTATATAATCTTTAGTTGAAGCAAGTTTAGTTCGTTCTTTATATAAAATATTATATTTATCCTGTAAATCTACAGATTTAGAGTTTTTTATAGGATTACCGCAGGATTTACATTTTTCTTTAGACAATATTGCTAAGTCTTGTTGTATTACTTCGGATTGTGTTTTGTTGTCATTTAGTTGAGTTTGTACTATTTTTAAGTTTTGAATATAATCTTCAATACTTTGCTTTAATTTAAGTATATCTTCTTGAATTTTAGATTTTGAAGTTTGTTCAAACTTAAGTTTTAATTGAGTTAAATTTTTGATATCTGATTCAGATTGCCGGATAAGTACATCATATTTTTCTTCTGAATTAATAAGTTTTATCAGATTTTGTGAAATTGTATGTTTGGATTCAGTCAAATTAGTTGTAATAGTTTTGATTAAATTCAAATCTACTATGTTTTCGAATAACTGACGTCTTTGTTTTGCTGTCGCTGTAAAAAATCTAGCCGAAATAGAATTCTCATTATAATATGTACTTGCTAAAAATGTTGAAGAATTACTATTTATAATAGCGTTGATTTTTAATTGAGTATCATTTATATCTTTACCGCGAATTGGAAGGCTACCATTTAGTCTGTAATAAAGATCCGATTTAGAACCGCCGCGAGACCTAAATATAACGAGTTCGTTACCGGCCCATTCTAAGCATATTGAACCTACTGTAGGTCCGTCTTTATTCCACGCGATTACTTCGTCAACTGCACCGTCCTTGGCAGTTATTCCAAACAAAATCCATGGTAAAACATCACATAATGTGCTTTTGCCTGAACCCGTAGAACCATGAATAAGAACCAGCCCATTATCATCAAAATCAAATTTAAGTCTACGATAAGATACAAAATTTTCTATTTCACAGCTATGAATTCTCATCGGCTAAATCTCTCCATACTTCTTTTATATTAGATTTTTTAGCCGGTGTCCAGTCTTGTTGTTCAATCAATTCATCTATAAGTTCATTTGTATTTAATGTGTTTGTTTTATATTCACATATTTCATCGTTAGTTGAGAATTCTATGCGAGTTTGTGCAGGTATAAGATTAAGTTGATTACATATTTTTTCTTTATTAAGTTTCAATAATTCAGCATTAGATATATGTAGTTTCAGCCACACATAATCGTCTTTTGAAACAGTAATATTCTGTATGTTTTTCCAATCAAATTCATATTTAATGTGTCTGCCTAAGTTAGTAGAAACAAATTCGAGACTTCCATCTTCATATAAAATTTGATACCCTTTTTCAGGGTCTTTGGCTTCACCAAAAGAAGTTGTAAACGGATTCCCTATATAAGAAAATAAGTTATCACCGATTTTGATATCTTGCCTGGCATGATAATGTCCAGAAATAACTCTGTAGTCTTTAACCCAATCTTTAAGAATCGCAGTTTTATCGAATGTATATTCGCCAGGAAGCGCAGACACTAAGCCTTGATGCATTATAATCCTGCTGTTTGTGGGTATATCATTTATGATATGTCTGAACTCCATTAAATCATACTGATAAGGAATACAGTAGCTATCGATAGGTTCTATATATTGCGGCGTGTCTATTACATGAGCGTAAGGTTTAAGGAAGTTTAGGCTATGCTCATCTGATTTTTCATTTATTTTATCATGATTCCCTACTAAGATGTACACTTCGCAGGTGTACGGAGTCAATGTGGATATGAGTCGATTAATGCACTCTCCTCTGAGGTTAGCTTTGGTATCATGTAAATCGCCCGCTATTACTAGCGGTAGTTGTAGCTTAGTAGCGTGTTTTAGAGCTAAGTTTATAGCTTTGTCTGCTCGTTCTAATGTTTGTACGCTATAATGTACATCTGAAATCAAAACAGCTATTGGCTTCATTTTTTTCTTTTATTAACTTTTTTAACATCAATAATAATTTTACCGTGTTTATCAGTTTTAATTGAACTATCTTTAGCTCGTAGAGCTGTGTGTTTTCTATATTGATCCATAGCTAAATCTGATAAGCATTCAAACATATAAAGATGCATAGCGGCCAATTGTTTTTTAGTAATTTTAGGTTTTTTCATAAGCTCCTTATCGGGTATAAATTCAGTGTTTTAAGCATTTTTATACCTGTTCGGGTTTATTTTTTAGCTTCTCAAGTAATTCATAAGATCTTTTTAATTCTTCATAAGCTGAGTATTCTATAACATGAATACCGTTATTGTCGAGGTCATCTTTAGTCGGATTCTCAATAACATTTGTAGTGACCTGTTTTAAAATACCATTTACGTAATTATAAACCCATGCAATATGAAATTCTCTAGGTTTCATTTTTTAGCTCCTTGATCAATCCAAATTATAATTTTTTCACGTTCTTCGTCAGTAAGGCCTGTAACGTTATTATAAGGAGGCATTTCTTTGTTTTTAAGTTTAAATTTTATGGTGCCTGCGTATTTATGCGCGTTTTCATAAATAGTCCAGTCTTTGCCTGGTTGGATTTGTTCAGTATGGCATGCATAGCACCTAGACACGAAAATAGGTTGTACATCTGAAAACGTTAGTACTGCGATTAACGCTAATTCATTCATCATAACTCTCTGTCAGTTCTATACCTTTAGACGTAATGTCTAATTCTATGATTTTAGGGCCTGGATTAGCTTTATTAATATGATTTTTAAACAATCGCCAACTAACTTTAGCACCTATACGAACTTTTTCGCCTTTAACTGTTTTCTCAAGCCAGGATTTACGGCTAGTTTGATAAGTAAGACTACTAAAAAAATTAACAGCTTTACCGCCTGCGTTAGTTTTACCGGGGCTTCCTATGTTGTCATAAGTATAATTAATAATGAGTATGGCTACATCATGTTCATCGCGTTTAGCTACAAGTTTGTTAAGTCCTAAGCGATTAATTTGGCCTTTACCGCCTGGTTTTTGGCTTTGTTCTACTAAGTCTAGCTCCATATCACGCTTAGACACCACGTTGCCTAACGAATCGAATACGACTAGTAGTTTATCGTTAGGGTATTCTTTAAAAAAATTGTCCCATAAAGCAAACATTAATTCGAATGCTTCTTCGGCTACGGATGATTGTACTAACATGACTTGTAATTCGTCTACGCCATAGTTTTTTAAGTCGTTTTTAGTAGTTTTGCCTTCAGTTTCTACGTATAACACGCCATATCCTTGGGATTGGGCAGCCTTCATAGCATCGATAGCACAAGATGTTTTACCGGAGTCTGAATCCCCAGCTATCATAACGATTTTATTTAAAGGCAATCCTGGAGTATTAGTCCCTTTTTGCCACCATTCAGGCATAATCAGAAAATTCTCGTTTTTGAGTTCAGTAAGTTCGCTGCCGATGCCGAACTTGTTGGACATTTTTTCATCTTTATACAGGGCTTTGGTTTTTGAGACTACTTTGTCTAGATCAAATTTTTTCATCCCATGTTTCCTTTAGCGATTTGTCTAAAATAAACGTGAGCTTGTCCGAAAATATCATAATACCGCTCTAAATCAGATTTTTCAACTTCAGCCTCGTCAAAAGATTTTTGTTCGCCTATAACCATTTCATTAGAATCTATTAACGAGTTAAGATAAGCTTCAGTAGGTTTTTTCTCATGTTTTTCGCATGCTTCCATGTATAATACTGCACGGATAGCTTTTATACCGGATTTACGCATTCTAGAATCTAGATCAGCTTTACGTAATTGAGACGATACTTGCATTTGAGCATATAAAAACTCACCTGAAAGTTTTTCAGCCTGATTCATAGTAATGTCTTCGGTATAAGCGTTCTTGATTTTGTGTTCGAGTTGTTCGCAAAACGATTTAAAGTCCATTAAAAATCCATTCCTAGGCTTACGCCTAACATGCCGTTAGTCATTCCAAACGCCCCTACAGTAAACCCGCCTAAAACAGGTTTGGTAACGCTGATACCGTAGGTAGGTGTATTAAACAAATGCGGTGTTTGTTCGCCGATTAAAACGCTTACGTTAACAGCTTTAGATTTAGGAATAGGCTGGAAAACCGTGTCTACAGTTTGTTTAGTATCAGATTTATGTTCAGACGTAGTATCCTTAGTCTCAGTGATTTGTTTTGAACCGTCTGGTTTTTCGATAGTGATTATTACATCGTGTGTTTTAGTATCAGTTTGAGAATCTTTTTGAGTTTGGGTGTCTTCAGATTTTTTAGGATCGGGAATACTTTTTTTGCCATATTGAAAACATTCAAATCCAAACACAATCACCGAGATTCCAATAACGACGTATTTAAGCATAAAAGCTCCTTGTTATTAACAAACTAATAACGATTATAGTAGGCATAAACGCAGCTAATAAAACGACAGGTATAAGCATTTTAACGGTATCTAATTCAGGTGTAGTATAATACTCGTTACCGAGTTCGTCTGTATGGATATAATCTTGTTTAGTATATGTTTTCATATATCCTCCTGACTTAATATAACATAGTTAAAGTTTTATATCAAGCAAAAGTTTTTCGAGTTCAGACATATTGTTAATCATGTTTATTAATAAGTCGTAATAATGTTTACCTCGTTCTTCGTCTATTTCATAGGTAGGATGAGTAGCTTGATTAGCGGCATACGCGGCGTGAGCCGCATGAGAACAAGCCATTCTGCCAGCAGCAGCATAAGCAGCACGAGCAGCAGCATTGCGAGCATACTCGGAGGGGGTAACAGTAAAGCTCTGATAAGCTTCGCGCGCAGCATCCATTAATTCGTCGGTAGTTATATTTTTACCGTGTAACCATTGCTCGACTAGGTTTAAACACTCAGATGCGATTCTGGTAGACCCAAAACTATTGGCATACATAGCGCACTCATAAGCATATTTGACTAAGAACTTATGGCTAAACTCGTTTTTATGTAAAACGTTTCTAACACGATCGATATAAGTCATTTTATGATTTATAAGAGAGCCAAGGGAACCCATTATACTATCTCATCGATGAGTCCTAAATCGAGACATTCTTGAGGAGTAAGATAAGTATCGTTTAAATGTATGTGATCCCATTCAGTAGCTTTTGTACCGGTGTAGTGTTCTAACAAGTTATTCCACTGATTTTCCATCCTGCGTAATTGACGGACTTCAGCTTCTAGGTTAGACACCGAGCCGGATACTTCACCTGAATCTTCGTGAACCATAACCCAAGATTCTTGAGTCAAAAGTCGTTTATTACCAGCGGCTAGAATCAAAGTAGCGGCTGAAGCTACGTAGCCCATGCCGATGACTGTTATATAGCGTTTACTGAGTCTCATTAATGAGACTATGGCTAGTGCGGCATGAGCATCACCGCCTGCGCTATGAAGTTGGATTTGTATTTTTTTGGAATCAGTAGACCTAAGAGCTTCTGAAAATGAAGTTAACATGTCTTCGTCGATATCGCCTATTAAATTAATTACAGGTAAGCTCATATATCCTCCAATATAAATAGGTTAGCATAAGAAAAAGTATTAATCAAGAAATTTAAAGCTGAGCGCTAAGGGTAAGCATTAAGCTTAAGAATAAACGCTATATATTACGTTAAACCCTTGATTCAAAGAAAAAAACATTAAAAAAAGAAAAAGGCTAAAGACTTAAACAATTATAACTATAGTCATAACATTAATGTCAATACCCGAGCTTAAAATAGTAGACTTTAATTAAATTTTAAGATAATATGACTTATGCCTATACAAGTTATTAAAAATAAGCTTAAGAAACGGAGTCTTAAGTTCCAAACAACGACAGAAATATTAGAAACTTATGAATTTAGCTATAAGTTTTTAGTTAGATACGTGGCTAAGGTGTTTGAATATAAGCTAATTACGACTTATGCTGCTAACAAAATACCTAGTGAATATATGGTTATTTTAAACTTCGCATATCAAATAAGCGAAGGAATTCACATACCTGAAGACGAATTGATACGAGTACATGATTATACTTTAGACATAGGGGCTAATATATCGTTTGTAGCTTGGGCGGCTATAAGCACTATTATCCATAAACACGAAGCTAGTGAGTTTTGTATTTATGCAGTACATTACGCTCACCATGACGGTGATATGCGTAAAACCAGTAAAGAACTTAAAAAACTACTTTTAAATCAAATAGATACAGACTTATCTAAAGTCGCTAAAACCATGTTAGGATTACCAGAATGATAACAATCCATGTTAATAACAGTTATAGTCAAATACGCGATATACCGATTCCTGAATTTAAAGAACTTAGAGATTTGTTGTCGTATCAAGATAACATAAAATCCATATATTTTTCAGGAGGTTATCCTAGAACTAAATACTGCATCGATAACAAAGGTAACTTTCCTACTGGATTACTCTATAAAGTAGAGAAATTCTTAAAACTTAAAAACTTGCCGTTTGACAAAGTTTTAAACAATCTGAAAGTCATCCCTACGGTTGATCACGGATATTTAGACACCATGCAGCCTTACGATGCCCAAATAAACGCCATATTAGCCGTTAATTCAACGAATAGAGGAACATTAGCGCTACCCACCGGTAGCGGCAAAAGTCTCGTTATAGCGATGATTACAGCGGTTTTACGCGTAAAAACCCTTATTATAGTCCCTAACTTAGAAATCAAGCGCCAGTTAACAGAATCGTTTAAAACTATGTTTAAAACCATGCGACACATAACAATCGAGAATATCGATTCTAACGCTCTAAAACACGCTATAGACTACGATTGTTTGATTATAGATGAGGCCCATCACGTTGGTGCAAAAACTTACCATAAGCTCAATAAAAGCGTTTGGCAAGGGATTTACTATAGATTCTTCCTTACAGCTACTCCGTTTAGAAACGATCCTGAAGAACAACTGCTTTTTGAAGGCATCGCCGGACAAGTAATATACCAACTCACATATAAAGAAGCCGTAAACGAAGGATATATAGTCCCTGTAGAAGCCTATTATATTGAAATCCCTAAACAAAAAACAAATGCTTATACCTGGCAGCAGGTTTATAAAGAACTCGTTATTAATAACGACGTTAGGAATACAGCTATTGTCTCAATTTTAAACACTTTAAAAAATGAGCATTGCTTATGCCTAGTGAAAGAAATAGCCCACGGTGAAATATTAGCAAACTTGAGTGGAGTCCAATTTGCTAACGGCCAAAACGAAGACTCCCGTCAATTTATTAGACAATTTAACGAAGGCAAAATCAAACAACTAATAGGAACTCAAGGGATTATAGGCGAAGGCGTTGACACCAAGCCTTGCGAATACGTTATTATAGCCGGTCTTGGAAAAGCTAAATCAAGTTTTATGCAGCAGATAGGTAGAGCAGTTCGCAAATATAAAAACAAGCAATCAGCTAAAATAATCTTGATTTTAGATAAATCACATAAGTTTTGTGCTAGACATTTCAAAACTCAGTGTGGTATTCTTGCTGAAGAATATGGCGTAGAGCCGAGAAGGTTAGAATGACAAAAAATATTAACGAGATTATAAATTTTATTGATTATTTAAAAAATCAAGAATACATAAGCTTATCGACTTATACATCAATTTTAAATGATATTTATCAAAAAGATAAAAAAGAAGAACAACCCGTAAACCTCCCATTAGGGAAAGGACAAAATGAAAAAAATTAAACTCATCCTAGCAATCACCGTAACATTGTTTTCAATTTTCGTTATTCTGAAAGCTGCTGCATCTAACAACACGGTTAAACGAATCGTTTTAACTTCTAAAAACACTATCGCTCTTAGAGACCAAATTAATAGCGAAACTACAGCCGATATTATGGATCAAGCTAGAAGTCTTGATAAAAGCTTTATTATGTCTAAAATTTTTAATGATCCTATTTATTTAGTTTTACGAACACCAGGGGGCGATGTTCAATCAGGATTAGAAATGATTGAATCATTACATGGTTTAAATCGTCGTATCGACACAATCACTGTGTTTTCAGCAAGTATGGGATTTCAGACAGTGCAGCAATTAGGCACACGTTATATCCTCACTAATGGCATCCTCATGAGCCATAGAGCTAAAGGCACATTCGGCGGTGAATTTGGAGGATTAAAACCAGCCCAAATCGATAGTTATAAAAATTTCTGGGAACGCCGAATTGATGAACTAGATGCAATGACTGTTTATCGTACACACGGATTACAAACTCTTGAGTCTTATCGTCAGGCTTATGCTCCTGAAATGTGGTTAACAGGGTCTCAGTCTGTAGACCAAGGATATGCAGACCAGTTAGTGACTATATCTTGTGACTCGAGTTTGTCAGGTAGTACGGTCCATGAAACCGCAGGTCCGTTTGACACGACTATATCCTATGAATTGGATGATTGTCCAATTTCAAGTACTCCTAGAAATATTAAGATTTCAGGATTTTTGACTAACAAAGGTTATATGTCTGTAGACGAATTTAAGTCTAAAAACGGCGGATATGGCGCAGCTTGTTTGTTAGCCGCTAACACTAATGCTAATTTGGTTTGTGCGTCAGACACAGCTGTCTCATCTGAAGACTTAAACAAGATTAAACTTGATTTTATGCGTAAATTCGTTAACATTAAAGACAACGTAATACCGTTGGAGATCCATTAATGGGAGACATTATATACTACGGATTAGTCTATTTAATGTTGATTGGGATTCCCTTATACGAAGGGTATAAAATTTGGTTCAAAAAACCTAACATAGTGGAGTCTGAAGAACTTATTAAAAAATATACGAATTTGGAAAGGAACCGAAAATGTTACCGATCCCTCAAATGATAATCGTCGGCGTGTTTGCGTTTATTGGCGGCATGCAGTTACTCAGACATCCTGTTATCGGAATCATGCTGATATTCATAGCATTTTATTTGGAATACATATTTAGAAAAAATATATGAACTATTACGACCAAATCAAATATATTTTACATAATAACGAATTTAGCCATAAGTTCTTAGTCAAATACGCTTATGAGTGTGCGTGTTATGCTAACTCCTTAGTCCC